ATGGCTGTTCAGACCTTCAACCCTACCGACCTGTCCCAATCCGCTGCTAACTGGGCCGTTTCCCAACGGATCGTCGGGAATTTTGCGCCTCATGCGCAGGTAACGCCGAACCTGACCCTGGCGCTCGACCCCGGCAATCTGCTGAACGGCACCACCCTGATCGAGGTGAATGCCCAATCCGTCGGTCCCTTCGCACCCCCGGCCAGCGGTTTCCGCATCGACCGCGTGGTGGTGGACCGCAGCACCGGTGCCGCAGCCATTGTCACCGGTGCAGCCAACAGCCTGACGCCACCGGCAATCCCGACTGGCAAGCTGCCGATAGCCCGCGTCATGCTGCTTCCCACCACCGATGCAATTATCAACGAATTGATCGTGGACGAACGGGCATTGATCGATCTGACGCCGCCAGTATCCAACCTCGTCATCTGCCGGGCAACGCTCGGCGGTGTCGATCAGACAGGGATTGCCACCGGCACCTATACCAAGATTGCTCTCTCTACCCTGGACTTCAATGTCGGCAACGCCTTCGACGTGACAACCAACCGCTTCTCGCCCTCAGTCGCTGGTTACTATGACGTATCGGCACAGGTGGTGGTCGAGATCCCGAACGGAACCTATGTTGGGATCGCGATCCGAAAAAATGGAGGCGCCTACGTGGCAAATGCCACAGCATCAGTAGCGGTACCTGCATTGCTGCATGCATTCGCACAGATAAACGACATCGTTTATCTCAACGGTACTACGGACTATCTGGACGTTCTAGGCGCTCAATTCACCGGCTCAAGCAGAAGCTTCAACGGAAGGAGCGACCTTACGTACTTTTCCGCCAGCCGCATCTAGCCACGTCCTCTGCCTTTGAATGAAGGTGGTATGGCGCCATACTTAGACCCCCATTTTACATTCGACCATTAACCCACTCCAGCAAAACGTAGGCACGCCGTCGCCGTCTGCCCGAACAGCTTTAGCGGTGGTGCGGCACGGCTGTGCCAAGCAGCTACTGAAGCGTCAGCACTTCGCCCGCGCGCCATCCCGGCCGCGGGCTTTTTCGTGCCCACAAGGAGGAGCAATCATCGTGGCCGTCGCCATCTCCCTCATCACCGCCCTGACCCCGCTGCTGGCGGACCTGCTCGACAAGATCCCCGACCCGGACGCCAAGGCGAAGGCGACCGCGGCGGCGAACGCCTAGATCGTCGCCATGCTTCAGAGCGGCGACGCGGCGCAGTTCGGCGGAGGCTGCCAACCCGAACCTGTTCGTCTCCGGCTGTCGGCTGGGTCTGCATCCTGGGCCTGCTGGTCCAGACCGTCGGCTATCCGCTGATGGGGTGGGCGCTGTCGATCTGGGCGCCCGGCATGCCGATGCCGCAGATCGACACCGACACGCTGATGGGGCTGCTGGTGCCGATGCTGGGGTTGGCTGGATACCGAACCTTCGAGAAGGTCAAGGGGGTGGCGCGTTGACACGGCAAAGGGCGTCTCGATGCGGGACGGCCTGTCGCCACATCCGCCACAGGCCCATGCGGGCACGTTCGGGCGGGCTAGGATTTCTGCGGGTTAGAGCAGACACAGCAAAACAGGCGTAAAAGCCCGAGTGACTTCGCCTGCACCAACCAACCCGCTGATTTTAAATGAGGGAGGGTGGTGCCCAGGGACGGAGTCGAACCGCCGACACGGGGATTTTCAGTCCCCACAGGGATTTTTATTTCGATCAGGCAAATCAATACTTCCAGGGCTTGGCTTTAGTCTCTCGCCACAAATCCGCCACAGCGAGTTATCGCAGCCCTTCCCGGAGAACGTGGCCGTAGACCCTCAGCGTGAAGCCGGCGTCGGCGTGCCCGGCCTGTTCGCTCACGACTTGGATGCTCTCGCCTGCCGCCAGCCGCTCGGAAATGCGGTAGTGGCGTAGCGAGTAGAGCGGGTATCGGCCCTCCAGTCCAGCGTCTTCCAGCACTGCGCTCCAGGCGCGGGCGGTCAGGTTGCTCAGCGACACCGGCGCGCCGTTCCGTGTCGGAAACACCAGCGCATGCGGGTTCTTGCTCGGCGGCTGCCGGATCATCAGCCACTCCGCCAGCACGTCGAACAGCAGCTCGGGCGCGTCGATCATCCGATAGGCGTTCGCCGTCTTCGGCGCGCCGATCAGCCCGTCTTCGTCCGCCCCCTGGATCACCCGGACCTGCCCGCGGCTCGGGTGGAGACCGGTTTCGGCCAAGGCGCGAACCTCCGATGGCCGGGCGCCACTCCAGCGAAGCGTCGTCAGCATGGCGTAGAAGCGTTGCCAGTCCCGATCATCCCGGCGTTGCCGCAGCGCGCGTTCGATGGCCTGCATCTCGCGGATGGTGGGGATCTGGGGGCGGCGCTGACGCCGGTTGCTGTCCACGATGGAGACGTCTGCCGCCGGGTTGAGGACCATCTGCCCGCGCAGGCGTGCCTCCGCCAGGGCGGACCGGAGGTCGGTCAGGCACTTCTTGGCGGTCGGCCTGGCGCAGCGCTTCAGCAGCTCGTCGCGGAACTCGACCACGCGCGGCGTCGTGAGCTGCGCCAGGAGAACATCACCCAGCAGGGGTCTGATGTGGTTCTTGGCCCGCTCCTTGTACTTTCGCAGCGTAGCCGGGGATACCGGTTCCCGACCGTGCCGACCCACGGTCTCGACCGTCTCGATCCAGGCGTCCAGGGCCTTGTCGACGGTGATGCTGTCGCGCTCATGGATGTGGCGACCGTCCGCCACCTCGCCGCCGATCCGGCCGGTGAAAGCCTTGGCGGCCTTCAGGGTGGGGAAGGACTTGTAGCGATAGGCGCCCCCGGCATCCTTGTAACGCACCTGATAGCTGACACCGGCCGGGCCGGTGCGCTTCCTGATGTCGGTCATCTGGCGTGACGCTCCTCAGCCCGCCGGGCCCTGGCTGTCTGCGGAGCGACGGCATCCCGGCTGGGGTACAGTTTCTCCAGGTCGGATTGCCGCACGATCAGGCATTTGCGGATCGGGCACTTCACGGCGGGGATCACACGCTTTCCTTCGGCGTCCGGCTCCATCGCCCGGCGAACCTGTCGGTCGTTCAGGGTGACGCCGCGTTCGGCCAGCCGTTCGCGGACCTGCTGGCGGTCCAGATACTTCTCAACCATTCGCTTTCTCTCCCACGCGCTTTCCCTGTGCCTCGGTCACGCCGGTTCCTGTTCGCTGAGGGTCATCATCCGGAGGAAGGCGGCCATGTCGCGGTCGACCAGGGCCGGCACGCCGCCATGCCGGGCTTCGGCCAGCCGGCGGTGCGCCTCGATCAGCCTCTCCCGGTTCTCCGGGCTTGGGTCCTCGTCGAAGACGAGGGCGGCCTCATACTTCGCCTTGGCCGCCTCCACTCGGTCCGCGTCGCTGACCAGCCGGCGGGGGAAGGCGATGATCGTGGCGGTCATCGCACCTCCTTCAGCCAGGACGGCACGTCGCAGTGGACCATCCCGGCCAGCCGGGCGAGGCGGCGGTAAACCGGCCGTTCCCCGATCCAGTCCCGCACCCAGGTCCCGCGGTGGGGCAGCAGCCAAGCCCGGCCGGCGGCGCGCCAATCGTCGTGCATGGTCAGGGCGTAGAAGGCCGCCGGCTCCAGCCGGTCGACCTCCGTCTCGCCCAGGTTCTCCAGCATCGCCGTGACGATGCTGCTCAAGGTGACGCCGACCATCGGGCGGGGAGCCGAGGCCAATCCCGCGATCTGCCGCTCGATCAGGATCAGGAAATCGCCGGCCCGGTCGAACCAGCATCCGGAGTCGGTCAGCAGCGACACCCATTCGTCGGTGATGTCGCGCAAGCTGACGGTCTCCGCTCCGTGGTCGATGGTCCGGTCGGAGGGGATGGTGGGATAGAGCGGATCGCGTGGCGGCGGGATCGGAACGGAGGAAGGCTTCCGCCCGCCGAAGCTGGCGACGATGGGGGCCATGTCGCCGCCGGTCTCCATCAGCGCCCGGAGCGCATCGGTGAAGCCGCGGCGCTGGTCGGGATCGTGGATGCCGAACAGCGTCGCCGTGCCTTCGGCGTCGATCATCGGTTCGGGCTTGCCGTCGACTTCCATCATCGTGGCGGTGACGAGCACGCCGTAGGGGGTCGCCCATTGCCGGGTCGGTTCATTCATCACACAGGCTCCCCGCGTTCCAATGCTCGCTCCAGGTCGGCGTATTGGCTGGGTTGGGCGATATCGCTATCGGGGACGCAGCCGGCTACGATCCGAAGGCATTCGGGGCTATGGCGGAGCACCCACCACCAGAACCGGAAATACAGCTCGCAATGAGCCTCGTCCCGGTCATCGGGGGTGAGTTCCATCCAGCGGGACCGCCAGCCATGCCAGAAGGCGCGGCTGTGCTTCCGTCCCGGTTCGCGGCTGTCGGGGTTCTCGGCCAGCCGCCGGCCGGCGACGACCTGGGCCTCGTCGAGACGGGCGAGGTCGCACAGCGTGCGCACCGGGACCTTGATGCCGCGCGCCCACAAGGCGTCATAGCTCGCCAGCGTGGCGGTGTAGTGGGCGGGGGCCTTCGGATATGCCGGCACCGTGTCCAGGGCACCGATCATGGAGTGCAGGAAGCATCGAGCCTCTTCGCCGGTCTGCATCACGCCACCGCCGGGCAGAGGCGTTTAGCATCGGCGAGACCCTTGTCGTAGGCCTTCACCAGCGAGGCGATCAGGGCGTCCTGCACCGACAGCCCGACCAGCTTCCTCATCTTGCTGGCCTGCTCGCACAGCACGGTACAGTCGGTGCCGGACAGGGCCTTGATCAGCCGGTCTTCGTCCAGCCGGTCGCGGTACTGGACCACCAGCGTCACCACCGCCTCGATCACCGGGCCGCGGAGCTGGTCGGGCACTTCCCGATAGGCGCTCGCCAAGGCCGACAGGGCGCGCACCACCGGCCGCTCGCCATGCTTGGCGATCAGCTTGCGGATGGTTGCCACCGACTGCGTGTGACGCGGCGGCAGGCGCTTGGACGTGTTGCTGATGTGATAGGCGATCTCGATCCCCGACCGGGTGCAGACGTTTAGAACCTGCACCGCGTCCGGATCACCGGCGATCAGCTTGCCCCGGAACATCTGGAGCGTGGTCATCGGCGTGCGGTCGGCATTGACCGCGACGAAGACCTTGGCCTGTTCCTTCACCTCCTCGGTGCGGATGATCCAGCAAGGGAGTTCATCGACCTGGGGATGGAGGAGGGCGGCGGCGGCGCGGTGCTGGCCGTCGACCACGGCGAACAGGTCGCCGCCGATTTCCGTCACCGTCAGCGGCTGGCACTTGTCCCAATGCCAGCGTTCCACCATCCGCTTGATCTGCGTCTTCGACTTGTCGGAGAGGTTCCGCTGATAGCGCGGGTCGATCCGCAAGGCATCCTTCGGCAGCCAAGCGAAGACCGGCATCGGGCCGAGGTCCCTGGAAGGCTCCAGGTCTCGGAAAGCCAGTTCGGTCACCTGGACCGGAGCGTCGTCGCGCTGCTCGACGACGGCGACCTCTTCCGGAGCGGCGGTGGTGCCGGAGACGCACTCGGCGATCTCCGTCAGCGACCAGGGGGCGAGCATTCCGTCCATGTCATGGTCCTCCCTTCTCCGGTGGTCAGGCTGCCGCGCTGCGGCGCATGCCGAGCAGCCGGTCGATCTCTTCGTGCAGGGCCTGTTCGCAACCCGGCTCGAAGCGCTCCGCCAGGGTGGAGAAATCCAGTCGGCGCAGGTCTTCCAGTTCCGCCTCGGACAGGCTCTCGGCCTTCTCGGGCAGCATCACGCGGGAGAGGGCGATCATGCTGGCGCCGTAGATGATGCGGACGGCGCTTTCCCGTGCCTCATCGGAGAAGGACGGCAGCAGCGGCACCAGCCTCTCCCGCAGCGGCGGCCCGTGCTTCGCTCTATCCTCGGCAGCCTTCTTCGCCTTGTGCTCCTCTTCCTGCCGGCGATAGCGCTCCGACACTTCGGCGCGATGGGCTTCGACGGCGGTGCGCAGCCGCCGGACGGCGCTGTCCGGCAGGTGGCCCAGCTCGGCCAAGACTGCACGCTCTTCCTCTGAAAGGATGGCGCCGGGGGTGAGGCGATAGTCGCCCTTGTCGTCATACCCGAAGGCGCAGGCGAACGCGCCGTAGGCGTCCAGCGAAGTGAGGACAGCACCCATCCGATCCGGCTCGTCGCGCTTGGCGGCGCGGTAGGCCGCAGCCAAGGCGAAGAGTTCGCCGCCCTCGTCGAGCGTGAAGAGGCGCAGCAGGTCAGCCGGCTTCTGGTCGACGATCAGGTCCGGCTTGGCGGTCAGCGTGTCCCGCCACTCCGCATCGGTGCCGGGATGCTCGACCGCCGCCGGCTCCATCACGACCGCCAGACTGCCCAACGCGATCAGGTCCGGCAGGAGGCCGTGGTCGAAACCCTGGAGCGCATCCTCGTCGCTCTCCAGCAGGCAGCGCATCTTCAGCATCCGGTCGGCGTCCGTCACCGCCGTGAAGCCCGTCACCCGGTCGCGCAGCACCCCTTCCAACTGGTCGGCCGCGCTGCCGAAACTGGACGTGGCGTCCTCCTCGTCCCCACAGGGAAGATCGGCAGCGATCGCCCAGAACAGCGACGACACCGTCTTCACCCGGCGCCAGTCCAGATAGGCCATTCGCAGGGCCGGGGAGATCGTCGACCCAACGAAGGAGGCGGGCGCGTCTTCGGCGACGGGCTTGGAGATCGGCAGCAGGCTCATGCAGTCCTCCCGTTGAGAATGGCGTCCATGGCCTCGCTACCGAGGCGCTGGCGGCAGTGGTCGGTGATCTGGTCGATGGCGTCGGCGCGGTCCTTGGGAGAGGCGAGCGCCAGCAGTCGGAACAGCCGGTGCACCGGCGGATAATTGGAACGGTTGGCCTGATGCAGCCAGAAGGGATCGACCGGAGTCGCCAGCAGAGCGTCGGCGGGATCGGCCTGGACCGGGGTGGGGGATATGTAGCTCATGCTTCGGTCCCCTCCTTCCGCTCGCGGCCGGCCGCGTGGCTGGCCGACACCGAGCCGGCTGGGTTGCCGTCCAGGTCGATGCGGGTGGAGCCGGGGATCAGGGCGGCGTCGTACTTGGTGCCCAGGCAGTAATCGCGCACCACCCGCTCGATCCGCTTGTGGGACAGCGGCTGGCCGTCCTCCCCGGTGACGCCATGGGCGATGAGGTCGGCGGTGATGCCGATCTTCAGCGGGCGCTTGGGCGCCTTGGACTTCGGCTGGTTGAAGCAGGCCGGGAAGGCGGCGGCCAGGGCGCGGCGGTCGGCGCGCAGGCCGGTGCGGTTGCCCGGCGCCGGCTTTGGGAACCGTTCGGCGATGCCAGGCTTACGGTTCTGGTGATCGACCATCCGCTGGAGGATCGGGAGCGCCTTGCGCTTCTGATCGATGGAAAGACGCGACCACGCGGCGGTCAGTTGGTCGTCGATCGTGGTGACAACGGCGGGTTGGATCGGGTCGGTGGTGGATGTCGCGGGCGCTTCGTCCGCCAACGGCGGAGCGGTCAGCATTTTCATGACGATCAGCCTCCTGGGATGAGGGCGGCAGGGCCGGCGTTATGCGGCCGACGCCGTTTCGGCGGTGGGGGCGGCGCTGGTCGGCAGCGGGTCGGGATAGCCGGTCTCCATCAGGGTCTGGCGGATGCTGTCCACCGTCTCCAGCAGGGCGTCCTTCAGGGCGCGCGGGGCGCGGAAGTTCGTCCGGTCCTGGAGCAGGCCGCTGAACTTGACCGCAACCGCCGTGAGCAGATCGGCCAGCCGGGCGGTTCCCGGCGCGGACGCCGGAAGCGACGCCCGGTCGCCGTTACCGGGCAAAGGGCAGGAGGCGATCCCGGCTTCGGCGAGGGCGGTTTCCAGCTCCGACAGGTCCGGCGCCGCGGTGCCGCTGCGCAGCGCGGCGGCGACCGACACCAGCGCCTTCAGCACCATGGGCAGGGCCGACACCATGCCGACGAGTTCGCTGCGGCGCGGGCCGGAGATTTCGGCGGTGCCGTAGCCGTCGAACGCGATGGAGCAGCGGTCGCCCTTGTGGATCGTGATGGGGCGGGGCGGGATGCTGCCCGGCGGCAGGGTGGAGGGGGAGGCACTGGCGATCATGATCCGATCCTTTCGGGCAAGGGGAGGGCGTCACCGCGAAACGGATCGCGGCGGAACGATGTCGGTGGGGGTGTGGAAGTGGTGGAGCGCCGGCGCGGGCGGTCAGTGTGCCATGCAGCCGGGCACCCCCATGTCCGGAAAGGGGGTGGAGCCGTCGAGGACCGAGCGCGGCACGAAGCGCTTATTGTCAAAGATGCGCGCGAGGAAGAAAGCCATGCGTCCCACGCTCCCGATTGTGAGGCGGCGACCGAATTGTGGGTCAGCCTGCCGGGGTGGAGGTGAAGAAGATATTGCGATACGCAGCGTAATGCGTCAAGACGCAAATCACGGAGTGAATTGAAAAATTGCGTTTATCGCAATTCGGTCTCGGATTGCCTGGAGTCGGTGCCGGGCGGGCGTGGGAAGGCGCCCGCCCGGTCATGTCAGGCTGCGATCCCGGACAGGCGTTCCGCGTCCCGGATCAGCTCCCACAGCAGACGGGTCCGGTCGTCGCTGTAGGGCTGGGGGCCGAAGCGGTGTTCGGTGCCGTCCAGTTCGGTGGACAGGTTCCAGGCGAGCCGGAGTCGCACCGCCAGACCGGCCGGTGTGCGAGGCACCAGCACCGCGACTTGGTCCTGCACGGCCGCATAGCGGGCGCACAGCGCGTCGCGGGCCTCGTCGCTGTCGGCGCTGTAGAGGGCGGCGACCAGATCGTCCATCTCCCGGCCCAGCTCCAGCAGGGCGGCGTCGGGGTGGGGATCGGGAGCGACGGACAGGGGAGGAAGGAGGGCGGCCGGCACCACGCAAGCCGCCACCGTTCCCGCCAGGATGCCCCGGCGGGTCGAGATACGGTGATGCATGGGCGGTTACTCCGCGGCGACAGCAGGGCGGTGGAAGAGATCGACGGGGACCTGGACGCCGAGCTGGCGGGCGAACTTTGCCAAGCCCTTCGGCGTCACCATCACCTGATCGACAGCCCGTTCGGTCCCGTCGTCCTTCACGATGACGTGGACCTTGTGTTCGAACAGGCCGGACTGGAGGTATGTCTGGTAGGCCACCCACTTCGCCGAGCCGGGACGCTTGTAGATGTAGCCCTCGGCGAACAGCCAGCGGGTGAAGGCGCGGGGTTGCTGGGCGAGCGACTTGGCGGCGTCGGTCAGGCACAGCAGCCCGTCGGCGTTGGCGATCCGGTTATAGGCGGCGACGGTCGGCGCCTGTTCCTGCACCTGCGCCTCCAGGGCCAGAACCTTCTCGCTGTAGTTCAGCAGCAGGCCCCGCATCGCCGCCGGGTCGTTGAGGAGGGCCATCGGGTCGGCCTGCTTCGCCGCGCCGCGTTCGTAGGAGTCGAACCGCTCGATGATCTCGATCGTGATCTCCGTCGCCTCCGCCGTCTCCGACTTGGCCGTGATGAAGATCGCCTGCTTGCGGTTCAGGTAGAACTCGGTGGCCGGTCTGCCGCCAGCCTCAGAGGTTTTTGCCACGGTGGCAAGAACCCCCATCTTGCTCAGTGCCTCGTCATGACGACGAATGAGCTTCCGGATGTCGATGGGATTGGCGAAGCCGAGCCGTTGCGCAAAGTCGATGTCTCGGATGCGGGGTTCCCCCTGCACCAGAGAAGGGATTAGGGAGGCGTTGCCCTTTTCCCCGTCTGAGGGCATATTGCCGTTCGTCATTTTCTGATTTCCTAGGTCGGATTTTGACATTCGACCAGTCGCTCGAACGACTAGTCGGCTTTGCGACGGCGCGGTGCTCGAACACCGTTGCCGTCGTTTGCTTTTCAAGCACCCACATGAGCAGGTTGGACTTGTGGCGCTATACCTATTAGTAAGCGAGCTTCTTTACTACTGCTCGGGATGTATCGCCTTTTCTCACATCTAATAGCGGTTACTTTGAATGCCGAAGAAGGCGTGAAATTTTCCCGAAAGTATGCTCGTTAATTGCTAGGCGAGATGAAATCCCAATTCCTCTTGTTGGATTTCTCCTGTCAGGTGATTCATCTTCAAAGTCTGTAAAAAAATCGCTTATAACAGTGCTGTAGTTTATCGTTATTTCCGGAGAAGTTTCGCCGCGACGAAGGTGAGCGCTAAAGGTTGCTCCAGAAATGGACATCCACCATTTTTCATGCCATACTGTAACTGATGCCTCAGCCCATTCTCCACCATGATCTTGGCGAAATTTTTCAACGTACTCGCTATATTTATTAGATATATCTTGTCCTTCCGGATTATTCAGCGTAGCAAATAAATATTCTGAGAAATCACTATTAACAGCAGAATTATCCTTAATGTCGCTACAAGCGTTGTTTTCGATAATTGATTGAACCATCTCCCCAAGAGTATGCTCTTCCTTCAAATTAAGTTTTCTTACGATATGGATTTGTGAATCTCTGTACTGGCCCTCGATATCAGAAATCATGGAAAGTGAACTCGAAATCTCTTTGCATTTTTTTACGGCATTTCTGGTGCTTCCGCCAAGGATTGCCAGCAAAAGGTTGGTTGCATCAAGACTTGTCATGTTAGGCGATCCAGGTCCAGTGCGACCCGAAGACGATATAAGCCCTTCCTTTCTCAATGGCTTAGCATATGCCTCCACCGCTGTTGTGGGCATTCCAAGCACTTCCGAAAGACACTCAACAAGCTCCGCTAACTTCGCCACGACATTGCCTCATCAATACGTTTGGAACCATAACCCCTAATTCCACCGCCGTCAAATCTATTTGGGGTTTGAGTTCCGAAATGCGTTGGGGCGTCGGAGGTGGGCTTTGACAGGGGGTAGGAGAGCGGTGCCCTGTCATGGGAGCCGTTTCGATTTTGATCAATGTCACATCAGGCGGGGCCATCGCTTTGAAGGCAAGGGCTTGTAGGTGATCTGGATATGATTGACATGAATGTACAAGCCTCCTGATCAGCCTCGCGACTGAGCACGCTGCGAAAATTTTGCGAGTTATGGTCGCTGAGATAGTGCCGAAACCAATACTGAGGCAGAAGCCATCCAAGGGCCGGAGATTCCGGCCACGGAGGTGCTTGCAGTTTCTAATCGTCCCTATGCTTCCAAGCCGAACCGGCGCAGCCACCTGCCGAGGCGTTGCCCTAGCGTGGGAGGCTGACGTGTTGCGAGTTCCAGTTCCAGAGCCTGAATGGCCTGGACGTGCAATGGGAGGGTGAAGCTGAATTTATCGCCTCTTTTATATGCTGCGGCGATAGCTTCGGCCTCCTCGGCTCGTTGACGCATTTCCTCTTCACGCTGCTGGATGACCCTGATCCGCTCGTCCTGCCGCTCCCATGCCTCCACGAAGATTGCGCGCAGGAAATCGTCACCCCATAGCTCGACCATCTCTTCAAGGTGGAAGGTGGTTGGGGCGTAGCCGGCCAGCAGTTCCTTCGCTCGCGACCTCCCACACCGGAGGTCCCGCATCACTCCTTTGATCACCTGCCCCTCTGGATACCGCGTGCGCAGAAACGCTGCGCAACGGGGGCCGAGGCCATACAGAACTTCTGCACAATTACTCATGGAATTCAGAACAGGCTAGCTTGTTTCCAGTTTTCTGGATCCAGCGGAATGTTCGTGATTGCTTTTACTAAGGCCTCACACTTACTATGGCTCTTGCTTAAATTTGCTAGATAATCATTTGGGTGATGATCTTCAAGATATAAAGCAACTTTGAGAAATATATCTTCAGTGGATTTTTTCACAGAAATAATTAAATTATCTTCATTGTTCATATCTGTATAGAAACGCTTCACATTTTTCTCTTGAAAAACAAGATGCAAAATAATTCTGTTCATGTGAATGCCGACTAAGTCAGCCCTTGGGCAAGTGTGGCTGCGAAGGCTTAGCAGTATCTCGTCTGCTACTCGCATCACCATAACAGCTCTCCACAAGCGGAAGCTGCTCAAGTCATCATTGAAAATATCAATATATGGGGAAGTATCTGTATCTCCCCATATAACACCAATTTCGCGCTTGACCTGAACCGCTAGTGCTACAGAATGAGCGCATCCTAGCGCCTGAGTTGCCTCTACAATACTGCAACCGTCTTCTCCTCTAGGGTCTTGTTCTCCAGATTTATAAACATACTTTCTTCTATCAAGTGCAAACTCCGTAGCTAAGCGATGTTGTAGTGGATCCATAGCAGCAAACTCTCTGTTCCCAACAGCATTTTGCAGGTTCGCTGCTCGCGTTATCCTTCTGGCAAAGTCTGGCGGGCATTTTTCAAGGGAGATAATTCGAATTTGTACCCATGACTGTGGTCCGTCTGCTTCATTATCTATGGCAATATCGGACTGGTCGTAAGCAGATCCGATGGTGCCAACTGTTTGAGCTCCGTTCACAATACTTACACCGTCACAGGAAAAAAGTCCAAGCTTAGTTCCTGGGGAGCCAGCAAGATTTCTAGTAATGCTATCACATATAACAGTTATTCCATTGTTGAAGTACCAAAAGTTTTCTTGATCACTTAAAACTGTTTTCCTCAATGCTTCATTAACGCTAGAATTTGTGTAGTAAAGCCTTAGATTTTCAGAAAAAGTCTATTTTCATACTTCTTCCACCATTCAGATACCTCGCTGATATGCACTCTTCCATAATAGGCGAGAAATGGCTTATCAATAACTCCATAGTCGTTAAGAATAATCTGGATTTTAATTTTTGGTGCTTTGGACTCACTAGTTATAAGATCATAGATACCGGCTTGGCTAAACTCATCAAATCTACAGAAATTCACCGGATCATTTAGATCGGAAACTAGATCTTCTATTTTCCTCAAAACATACGGCTGCATCGACTGGGTTGCCGTATGAGATACTATAAGCCTAAGTTTAATCGGCCGATCAGAGTATAGAACAGCTCGTATTTCAGCACTCTTGGCTTTTATCTTGTCATTAAATCTGTCAAACTTAGCGGCGATTAAATCCTGAATACCCGAAACAAACTTGTTGATTCCAATTTCATTAATTGGTTTATCGCCGCTCTCGTTCCACTTTGCTTGAACTAGATACAATGTATCTGTTCTTGTCTCAAAATAAATAGCGTCAAGGCCGCCATCGTGATAACTGTCTGTCAAGGAGTTAGCTGCGGTTTGAGCGTCACAGCCTGATAATGATTTGATGCACAAAGCAGATAGGGCACGAGACAGGAAAGCCCCTCGCACCTGCTCTTCCGGTCTTCCAGACCAGTCCTCCATGTTGATTAGGTCTTTGTATTGGTCCGTAAGCACATTCGAGATTCGACCTATCGTATGCCGGCTCATTACCTACTTATCCTTTGTAATGGTTTCCGCATGGCTTAATGAATAGTGTATTACTTAATGCAATCATAAGACTGCCAGAGCATCGCCTCGGAGTCGAGACCCGGCTTCAGCGTGACGGTTCGACAACCCAGCAGAACCATCAAGGGCCGCCCGGTGAGGGACGGCCCTTGATGGTTCATTCGTTGTCGCGGTCGCGCATGTCCTGACGGCGCTCCTGCATGGTCAGTTCCCCGTGCCACCGTCGCGGATTGCCGCACATCCAGCAGCTACAGGAGGCGAGGTTGTCGGCGAGCCGCTGATGGCGCTGGCCGGGATAGTACCGCTTCGCCCGCGCGAGCATACGCGCCCGATCCTGGCGGCGCCGGGCGCGCTTTCTGTCCTTGGACATTCTGCCTCTCAAGCACAACGCCCCGGTGCGCCCTGCCCAACGGCGGGCAGCGCTGCCGGGGCTATGTCGGCTTGATCGGCGGGTGGTGTGAGCGGAGAGTCATAATCGCATCCTAACGCTCTGGTCCCTACGCTTCCACATTGGGGGGAGAGAGGTCAACATTATCCCCTTCCGGAGATTTTCCCTTCAAATAGGGGTAGTTTTCAGGAACGCTTGCCCCGACCGAACGTTATGATCATATGATGTTGCGCCGAAGCTGATGACGCTGCCGGTGCCAAGTGCCGGATGAGATGAGCATGCCTAAGAAGAAACCCAAACTTGGGCATGAGACACTTGATCTTGGCCCTCTGCCCGTGGACGCGATCAACAAGGCCCTGTCTCTTGAACTCGAAGCCGGCACTGCGGTTCTGATTCCCGCGATCCAACTGCATGTCTTGCGCCGTCATCCTGAAGATTACGAACGCCTTCTGCCCCATGTTGCCAGCGTGGTGAACGCTCCTCAGTTCATCGGCGATGATATCCGGAATCCTGGCAAGATCGAGTTGATCGCCCGTGTCCCTTCGGTTGATTCGGTTCTGTTGGTGGCGGTCGATGTCGAAGTGAACGCCAACGGACAGTATGAAGTCCGCTCCTTCTATCCGATTGCCGAGGACAAGGTTCAGAACCGGTTGAGGAAAGGCTATCTGAAGAGGGTGCCAATACGCTGAAGGCCCCACCTTCCGGTAGGGCCTTCAACCGTCCAACGATGAAACTTGAGCCGGAATGCAACCCCCGGATCCCTTCGCCCTTTCGGACTACTTCACCACACCATCCTTGGCTGATGTGGAGTGTGAGACAGCCGTTCTCACCTCAGCAAGCTTCATCGCACACAACAACAGTCCTTGTGCCAATATGGCTCCGGGTATCTGTCGAGTCAACGCCATCGTCCATAACCCTGCATAACCGGCCATAACATCCCATCACATCCGCCGAGCAAACCACACGACCCGCCCAATGATGTTCACCTCGTCGGCCGTGCGCTCGTACCGCCCATGGCGCGGGTTGTCGGATGCGATGACGACCCGCGGCGGATCGCTGTTCGGCACGAACTCCAGTCGCTTCACCACCACGCCGAAGCCATCCCACAGGGCGAAGATGCCGGGCGGGGAGGGGAAGCGATCCTCCAGGTGGACCATCACCCGGTCGCCGCTGACCAGCGTCGGCTCCATGCTGTCGCCCTGGACCGGGATGATCCGGGCGGCTCCGTTGCCGATGCGCAGCTCCTGCCGGAGATAGTCCGGGGGGAACTCCCACAGGCCGGTGATCTTCTCCGTCTCGCTGTAGCCGCCACCGTCGCCGTTGGGCTGGTAGTCGAGCAGGGCTTCGCCCCCGGCGCCCATGCCGGCGCGGACATCGATCTCGGGAACCGGGACGGTGTCGTCGCTCTCGCCGGCCGGCCGGCGGTCGGCGGGCAAGGCGGGCGGCTCCGGAGGCGTCGAGGCGATGGCGGCCGGGCCCTGGCCCTCGCCGGTCAGCAACCAGGCGGCGGAGACGCCGAGAAGCGAGGCGTAGCGGCCGGCGACATCGGCACGCAGGCCGCGCTCGCCGCTTTCATGCAGGGCATAGGTCGGCTGCGGCACGCCGTGGCTGGCGGCGAACTCCTTGGCGGTCCGATAGCCGGCCGCGGTGCGCGCGAGGCGCAGGCGCTGTGCAATGTCACGCTTCATGGGAGTGAGCCTAAAGGTAAGCTGGGCTTACGCAAGCAGCGATAAATTGCAATACGCATAGCATGGGGTTGACAGAAGAATTGCGTTAAGTCACTCTATGCTGCATGAAAACCTTCATCGACATCATTGCCGAGTGGCCGAGCGACCAAGCCTTTGCCGAGGACGCCGGTGTGACCGCGTCGCTGGTGGTGTGCTGGCGCCATCGAAACAGCGTTCCGGCCAAGTGCTGGCGGAAGCTCGTGCGCGGCGCGGTGCTGCGCGATCTGGCGGTGACGCTGGAGGCTCTGGCGATTGCGGCCGAAGACCGGCCGAACTGGATCCGCCGCGGCAAGGGCGGCCGACGCACGGGCCGCCGGCCGCCTGCCCGCCGGACCCGGAGAAAGACAGCGGCGCCCCAGGGGACGGAAACCCAGAGCGCCGCGGTCTGATCAATCGTGCCGGCGGCGGGTGCGAACCGTCCCGGCACACAAGGAAGGAGGATCGGGTGGGTGCCTTCCCAGGACAGATTTGCCGCTTCGCCCGGTCCGGGGCAATGCGCGCGATGGTGGTGCGGTCGGTGCAAACGGCTCAGACCTTCACGCGCACATGCACGCGGTCAGTGGGCCGCCGGTCTGCGGGTCGCCCGCTCCGTCAGCACCTTCACGCGCCCCTTCAGCGCCAGCAGGTCGCGCCGCTCGCCGGCCGGCAGCAGCTCGGCCATCAGCGTCATACGGGCCAGGACTTCCTCGGTGTGCTGGGTGAACTCGGTGCCCAGGCTGTCGGTCATCGTCGCTGTCTCCATCCCGGTTCGGCCGGTCCATCCGGCGGCTTCGAAAAAGGCGCCCGTCCGAAGACGGGCGAGGTTCCCAACGTCAACGATGAGGCATCCGCCTCTCCGTGCCCGAACCATGGCATGGGGAGTTGTGCCGGATGCATCACAACCAGCAGGTCAATCCGCCAATGTCTGTGACGGATCAGGCACTGATCGACGAGGCGCGGGAGTGGTTGCGCGACGCCGGGGACGGCGCGCCGACCACCAAGGCGTCGCTGACCCGCGCGGCGAAGGAGCTGGGCATCAGCTTCAACCGCGCCTGGGCCATCTACTACGGCCGGGTCGAGCGGCTGTGGGCAGTCGAGTACCTGTCGATGAAGGCCTGCGCCGAAGCCGGCAAAGCCCGGAGGATCGCCCGCCTCAAAGCTGAAATCGCCCGACTGGAGACCGTGGATGCCGCTATCACCGCCCGCCTGGATACTGAGGCTCCACCGAGCCTGGGTGCGGTGGCGGATCAGCCGGCTGCGTCGGAGGCTGGAGAAGGAGCAACAGCGCTGACCCCTCGCGGGGGTCGCCTCTGATGCACATCCATCCCGTCGCCGATCTGCCGGTCGAGGCCGCGCCCGGCTCCGTGGCGCTGAACGAGGCGCGCCTGCGCATCGTCGCCGACGCCTGCCGCCTCGACACGCCGGAGCAGCGCAAGCTGCTGATCACGGCCTTGTATGAAGACGGGATCCTGTCGATGGAGGAGACGGCGGCCCTGTTCGACCGTCTCGGGCTGGCGGAGGCATGATGCGCGATCCCGCCGCCCTCGAGCGCGCCCGCTCCGTCCCGCTGTCCGAGGTCGCGGCCAAGCGCCTGCGGCTGGTCAAGGCCGGGCGCGAGTTCAAGGCCTGCTGCCCCTTCCATGACGAGAAGTCGCCGAGCTTCTTCATCAACGACCGCAAGGGCTTCTTCCACTGCTTCGGCTGCGGGGCGCACGGCGACGTGATCGACCTGCTGCGCCGGCTGGACGGGCTGGACTTCGCCGCCGCGGTCGAGGCGCTGTCCGGCGAGCGCCCGGCGCTCCGCCGTAACACCGCCCTGGATTTCGAGCGCCGCATGATGGCGGCCACCGAGGAATACACCGCCGCCGCGGGCAGGGGGTGGGAACCGGATGAGGACGAGCGCGCCCGTATGGAGCATGCGCGCGCCATCTGGTTCAACGCCCGGCCCATCGCCGGTACCGTCGCCGAGACCTATCTGCGCTGGCGCGGCATCCGCCTGCCGCTGCCGCCGACCCTGCGCTTCGCCCCGGCCCTGTGGCACGCCACCGCCCGGCGGGAGTTCCCGGCGCTGGTCGCGGCGATGCAGGACGGCGCCGGCACCATCACCGCGGTCCAGCGCATCTACCTGACGCCGGACGGGCGCGGGAAGCTGGACGTGAAGCCCCGCAAGAAGGGGAAGGGGCCGATGCGCGACGGCGCCGTGCGGCTGGCGCGGCCGGGCAGGGTGCTGGGGCTGGCCGAGGGCATCGAGACGGCGCTGTCGGCCCGTCAGATCTACAGCCTGCCGGTCTGGTCGGCCAACGGCGCCGGCCGCATGCACAGCGTCGCCCTGCCGGACTGCGTCGAGCATGTGGTGGTGTTCGCCGATGCCGGGGAAACCGGCATCGCTGCCGCACAGCGGGCCGCCGACCTGTTCGCCGGCCGCGGGCTGCTGGTCGACATCGAGGCACCGCTAGAGGGCGACTGGAACGACGCGCTGATGGGGCGCGGGGCGGTGGCGGCATGAACAACGTCACGCCGTTGCCGGCCAATCAACGGCGGCTGGCGCCCTTCGAGGCGTTCTCTCCCATCGAATGGCAGGGCCGGAACCCCCCGGCGCTGGACTGGATGGTCGAGAACTGCGTCCTGCGCGGCACCGTCTGCATGCTCTCCGGCGATGGTGGGCTGGGCAAGTCGCTGCTGATGCAGCAGCTGCTGACCTGCGCCGCGCTCGGCCAGGATTGGCTCGGCATGAAGGTGGCCCAATGCAGGGGTCTGGGCTTCTTCTGCGAGGACGACAAGGACGAGTTGTGGCGGCGCCAGCAGTCCATCAACACCCTGTACGGGACCGAGATGGGCGACCTGGAGGACGTCTGGATGATGTCCCGAGTTGGCGCGGAGAACGTCCTGATGGAGTTCGACCGCCGAGACGATACAGCGAAGCCGACTCCGATCTTCGCGCAGCTCCGGCAGAAGGTGCTCGATGTTGGGGCACAGCTGATCGTGCTCGACACGCTGGCCGACGTCTTTGCCGGCAACGAGATCATCCGCAATCAGGTGCGACGCTTCGTGTCGGCGCTGCGCAAGCTGGCGCTGGAGACCAATGGGGCGGTGATCCTGACGGCTCACCCGTCCCTGGCCGGCCTGAACAGCGGATCGGGCATCTCCGGTTCCACGGCCTGGAACAACTCTGTGCGCTCCCGGCTGTATCTGACCAAACCCAAACCGAAGAACGGAGAGGAGGAAGACGATGGCGACATCCGGCTCCTGAAGACCATGAAGTCCAACCAGTCCAAGTCCGGCGGTCAGATCGAGATACGCTGGGAGCATGGCGCGTTCATGCGGGTGGATGCCCCGGCGGATGCCGGCCCGCTGGACAAGGTGGACCAGATCGACCTGAAGGTATCGGTGCTCAAGGCGGTGGACCAGCTGTGCCGGAACGGCACCCGCATGAGCCCGGACAAGTTCGCCCGCACCTATGTGGTGAAGGCCCTGATGCAGCACCCCATGACCCGGCGGTTCACCCGCGGTCAGATCGAAGGGGTGAAGGACGCTTTGCTCGCCGACAAGCGGCTGGCCATCGTCGAGATCGGCCCGCCGTCCAAGCGGCAACAGTACATCCGCACGGACACGTTCCGCTTCGCGGATGAGGAAGGGAAACCCTGATGCGCATCCTTCCGACCCTGTTTCCGACCTGCCTTCCGACCTCCTTCCGAGCTTCCGACCTACTGGTAAGTGCTTGGAAAATCACAAACTTCCGACCTCGCTTCCGACCTTTTCCGACCTTCCAACCTGTCTGTAACCCCTTGATCCGAAACGCATTTCCGACCTTCCGACCTCCGAGTATAGGGCTAAAGCCCTATACCGCGCACGCCCGCGAGGGACGCTGCGGCGCGGCCCTGTGGGCTGGAGGCCTTCGAGCCATGGGAGTGACCGCATGACCGACAAGACCGAGCGTCCCGTGCTGGCATCCGCCGGCCATCACGCCGACGGCGTGGTCGAGCTGTTCCGGCTGCAGGACGAGCTGGAGGCCAAGGCCCGCGCCCTGCTGGCGAACCGGGAGCGGTTGGGGGTCGGCGGCGCCATACCGGACGATCCGACCGAGGCCGGGCTGTGGGCGGACATTCGCCGCATCGGCGAGCGGATCGGCGCGCTGGGTGGCACCGCGGCGATGGTGGACATCTGGGACGATCTCGACCGCACCGCCGGGCACCACGCTTCGACGGCGGTGGATTACGCTTGGCACGGCATCGGCGGGTGGGCTGCATGACCGCTGCCACCGTTCCCGCCGGCTCCGGGCGGCGGCCCGCCAACGATGCCGCGGCACCCGACACCCGCCAGCCGGTGGACGTCGAGAGGCTGGCGATCTGGGCGATCCGCGACCAGAAGGCGGACCGCACCGGCGGCGCGCTGTTCGACCTGGAGGCCGCGCTCGACCATCCCGACCGGGAGCCGCGGGACAGCAGCCGCGACGGCGTCGCCACGCTGATGCGCCGGCGGGAGACGGGCGGCTGCCGGATCGACGGCGGCGGGCCGATGCGGGGTGTCCAGCCCCGGGTGCATCCGGACGCCGAGGCGGTGGTCGACGCGATCCGCGCCATTCCCGACTGGCGACAGCGCGGGCTGGTGTTCGAATACGCCCAGCTCGGCGACCGGCCGGACTGGTCCAACGGCGACCAGACGCTGGTCCCCGTCCCGGTGCCCGAAAGCCGGCGCGGAGCGGTGCGCCACGTCGTCCGGGCGGAGTGGGTGGACCTGCCGCTGCAATCGGTGCTGCTGGCCGATCTGCGGCGCCGGGGCGTGCCGATCCTCGACCGGTACGGCCGGCTGCGGTTCCCGTCGCAGGAGCCGGGCTTCGCCTACCGCATCACCGACGACGGCGGGCGTCAGGTGGCCGTGCGCTGGTGCCCGCTGGAGCCGTCCCCGTCGGATGCCTGGATCGCGAACATGAACGCCATCTACGCGGCTTGGCATGCCGGGATGATGGCGTTGGAGAGGGCGCTGCGGCGGGTGGTGCTGCGGGATCACAGGCTCGTCGGGTTCGGTGTGCCGGCGGAGCCGTGGGGGTGATGCGTGGGCAGAAGAGGGCCGGCCGGCAGGCAGGCGGGCGGTCAGGGGGCGACTTGAGACGCATCGGCTGCCGCGTCGGAATACTGATGCCCGCACCGCCGACACGTCTTCGCCGTTCCCATAGAGATCGACCCGCAATCGGGGCAGATCTTCGAAAAGCTGGGTTCGGCAACGGCCTGCACAGACTGGGCGGCCGACTGGGTGTCATTGGGGGATGGCGCAGGCTCCAAGGGAGCCGACCGTTGTTGAGCCGGCGGCATGGCGCGTGGCGCGTTTGCGATGATTGCCGGCCCGAGCCGGTCCACCGCATCCCGAACCGCCGCCAGCCCGACCAGGATGCAGCCGGTCATGAACAGCAGGCCCGATACGATCAGGCCATTGCTCTGGCGGCTCAGCAGGCCGATGTTCTCAACGCGCCCGGACACCCCGGTCGACACGCCGGTGTCGACGCCGACCGCAAAAAAAAATGATCCGAGCAGACCAAACACGATCATGGTGAAGCCGGCAACGCGCATGTCAGGGGATCCTCAAAACTGCAAATCGGTGTAATCGGAAAACTTGCACCTCCGACCAGTAGTCGGTTGATGATTAATTCTTTGTTGTAATAGAGATGTTGAAGCCTATTGGGAACATCATGATAAGGAGAAACCCTGCAATTAGTATCATGATCCTGATAGTATAGCTATGTACACTTGATCCTGCTTTAGGCAAAACCACCAATGTGATCAGAGCTGAGATCGATAGCACAATGCCGCCAATCGCCCACAGAACCTGACTCCGCCCCCGCTCCTTGGCAATGAACCAGTTTACGGTTGCGCACACAATACTAAGAATAATTACAATAATTGGAGACATAATTAAAGGTCCATCATTTGGAATTTATAACTGATTCCCAAGCCAGAACGGCCCAGTAACATAATTCGACGAGATAGACTTGTGCTTTTGTCTGGCGCCGTCTCGTGCTTCAGAGGCTTGACCGTTGGCCACGGCCCCACATTGCTACAAGCTGCGCTAAGCGCACTCCATCTACCCTTCCCAGCGCGAACGCCCACCGCTTTGCGCAACCAGATTATGCAGAGGCACACATCCAGAGTCGAGACCCAGCTTCGGCTTGGCGGTGCGACGATCCGGCAGAACGAGAAAGGGCCGCCCGGTAAGGAGCGGCCCTTCCAACATCATTCGCTGTAACGGTCGCGTACGTCCTGCCGTATTTCCTGCATGGTCAGCTCACTCCAGAACCGCCGGGGATTGGCGCAGCATCCGCGGGCGCACCATGCCATGTGATTGGCGAACCTGTCGGCCTCCGGCCCCTGGTTCCACGCCCGACGTACCTTGGCCTTCATGCGTGCCAGATCGTGGCGGCGGCGTGCACGCTTCATGTCCTTGAACATCATGCCTCTCAAGCACAACGCCCCGGTGCGCCCTGCCCAACGGCGGACAGCGCTGCCGGGGCTATGTTGGCTTGATCGGCTGGAGGTGATCACTCATCAGGTCTGCCAACTCGTCCTCACCGATGCGGCCTTCGATCAGGGCCACGATCCAATGGCCGAGTTCCTCGTCATCCTCGGCGACCCATTCGTAGCCGTTGAAATCGAGGAACAGCAAAGCGGCGGTGGCCGCCGTCCGTTTGTTGCCCTGCTCGAAGCAATGGTTCTGCGCGATGCCGTGCAGGAGTGCCACGGCGAGGTGGACGACGTTGGTATCGCCGTAGAGCCAGCGGTTGATCGGCTTGGCTGCGGCGCTTTCCAAAAGTCCCCGATCACGGGTGAAATGCGTCTCGCCGGTCTCCTCCACCTCTCGCCGGTTGATGGCTTCGAGGTCGTCCGGCGTCAGCCAGAGCGGCTCACTTGGCAAGGTAGGCGCGCGTCTTCGAAATCTTGCCCATCACCCGCGAGAGGCGGACGTCGAAGTCGGTCTTGTCGGCGGCTGGACGCGCCTCGAACGACAGGGTGGAACTGCGCTGCTCGACGGAATCAGCCGCATGCTCCGTCTGGATCGGATCGTCCTTGAGCTTGCGAATGGCCATCATCATCTCCTCGACACGAACAGCAGCATACCCTGTCCATGGTAGCACAAAGCTATTGGAAACGTCACCGGACAGGGTTGGTTCCCAGCCGGCCGCCACCACGCACCCGGTGAACCAAGCGACCCTCACTCCACGATGATGCGTCCGAAGAGATGGTAGCGGGATCATGGCATGACAATTTTCCAAGCCGGCAAAACCGATTGGTTAAGGGTTTGGAAAGGATTTCCCTGCAATAGTTGACACCATGCACCGCCCAAGGTGCGACTGAACCAAGCCCCGCCGGAGAAATCCGTTGCGGGGCTTCGTCGTTTCTGGAGCTTCGCCACGATGGACACACTGCCGTTGCCGGACGTCGGCGACACGCTCGCCCGCATCGCCATCCTGTCGCCGGCCGCGCAGATCACGGCGTTGCTGGTGATCGGCGGTGTGGTGGGGCTTTGGATTTGGTCTCGGCGGCCACAGCCCGGCCCCGATGCGGCCACGGTGGTGGAGGCCCTACGGGTCACCGCCCAGGCGCAGGCGGAGACATCGGCCAGCATGACGGCCATCGTCCAGCAGAACGAGCGGATCGCCGAGGACGTGAAGGCGGTGGTGTCCGAGGTGCGCAGCCTGACGCAGCTCGTGATCCAGAGCCTCAAGCCGACAGCCTGATCATGGACCGCAAGCCCCTGTCCCAGAGCATCGCCGATGCAGCCGACATCTTCGAGCAGCAAGCCATCGCCGAAGGCTACGCCGATGCCAGCCGGTTCGTCCGGCCCCTGATGCGGGACATCCCCGACGGTCTCATTGCCGTGGGCGTGATGGATGGCTGGACCGCAGTGGTTCCAGCGCTGGTCGAGAACTGAAGCCATGGCCCCGCGTCTCCGTACCCTGCGCTCGCCCTTGTCCATCCTGGACACCCGCACCGGCAAGGCTATGGCGCCCGTCGTGTCGGAGACGGAGCGCAAGCGTCGCTTCGACGAGACCCGCGGCACCGCCCGTCAGCGTGGCTACGACCGCGACTGGGAGAAGCTGCGGGATGCGGTGGTGATCGAGCGGGGCTGCCGGTGCGAGGCGAAGGGCTGTGGCCGCATCGTGGTGCTGCGGAAGCGGGAGGCCACGGCAACCGCGCCCGTCGCCCATGTCGACCACATCAAGAGCATCGCCGATCGTCCCGACCTGCGGTTGGAGCGGTCGAACCTCCGGGTCCTGTGCGAGCCCTGCCACAACGCCCGCACGGCGCGGGATCAGGGGTTTGCGAGAGGGTAGGGGGGGTGAAAAGTGCGCAGAGTGCGCAGGCTTTGGACCGCCGATCCCCCCATTCAGAGTTTTTTCTCCGCTGTACGAACCGAGGTGCGCACTTTGCGGTGCGCATGACCAGCCATGGCGAAACGTGACGACATCGACTGGACGGCGATCGAGGCCGCTTTCAGGGCCGGAACGCTGTCGAACCGCCAGATTGCCGAGCGGTTCGGCGTCTCGGAAGCCAACATCCGCAAGCGGGCGAAGGCTGGGGATTGGGTGCGCAGTGCCCAGCCGCGTGCGCACCTGCCGGTCGCCGAAATCCTGCCGCCGATCGACCGCTCGGCCCGTCCGGTTCTTCCCGGTGAACCGCGGGAGCATGTCGAGCACGCCCGCGAGATCGCCGGCCGGATGCTGGACGAACTCGATGCCGTCACCTCGCATGTCGGCGAGTTGGAGCAGCTGATCGAGGTCGAGACCGACGACGACAGGGACGGTCGGCGCCGTGCCGCCATGCTGAAGGCCATCTCCCTGCCGGCCCGCTCCATGACGCTGAAGACCATCGTGCAGGCCCTGGCGGTGGCGAAGGAGGTTGCCGGCGTCGGCATCGGCGGCGGCAAGAAGGAAGAGGCCAAGGCCAGGGCGCAGGAAGCCGCCAAGCCCGGCAACAAGTTCGCTCCCCCGGCGCCGCCGCGCCTTGCCGTCGACAACATGAAGGGCTGACGCATGCGCTGGACGACCGCATGCCCCGACTGGGAACGGCGCATCATCGCCGGAGAGTCGCTGATCCCATGCCCGCCGCTGTTCTCGGCCGAGGCCGAGGCGGCGCTGAAGATCTTCCGTGCCCTGAAGATCGTCGACGTTCCCGGCAGCCCGACATTCGAGGAAGCCTGCCGGGAGTGGGTGTTCGACTTCGTTGGCGCGGTGTTCGGCGCCTATGACGCGGAGACCGGCCGGCGGCTGATCAACGAGTTCCTGCTGCTGATCTCGAAGAAGAACAGCAAGTCGACCATCGCCGCCGGGATCATGGTCACGGCGCTGCTGCGCAACTGGCGGCAGAACGCCGAGTTCATCATCATCGCGCCGACCATCAAGGTGGCGCAGAACTCCGCCGATCCGGCGATGAGCATGGTCACCGCCGACCCGGAACTGTTCGAGATCCTGAAGCCCATCCCGCATCTGCGGATGGTCGAGCACCGGACGACCGGGGCGACGCTGAAGATCCTGGCGGCCGACAGCGATGTTGTCACCGGCAACAAGGCCACCGGGGTGCTGATCGACGAGCTGCACCTGTTCGGGACCAAGGCGAATGCCGAGGCGATGCTGCGCGAGGCCCGCGGCGGCCTGACCAGCCGGCCGGAGGGCTTCGTCATCGCCCTGTCCACCCAGGGGGAGGAGCCGCCAGCCGGCGTCTTCAAGCAGTGGCTGGCCCGCTTCCGGGACATCCGCGACGGCAAGCTGTCGGCGCCGAAGTCGCTAGGGGTGCTCTACGAGTTCCCCAAGGCGATGCTGGAGGCCAAGGCGCATCTCCGGCCGGAGAACTTCTACGTTACCAACCCCAACATGGGGGCGTCGGTCGACGAGGAGTTCCTGCTCGACGAATATGCCAAGGCCCAGTTGGGCGGCGAGGGCTCCGTCCGCGGCTTCCTGTCGAAGCACCTGAACGTCGAAGTCGGCCTGAACATGGGCTCCGACCGCTGGGCCGGTGCCGACTTCTGGGAAGGCTGCGGCGAAGAGGGACTGACGCTGGAGGCGATCCTCGCCCGCTGCGAGGTGGTGGTGGTCGGGATCGATGGCGGCGGGCTGGACGACCTGCTGGGCCTAGCTGTGCTGGGGCGCTGCCGGGAAACCCGGCGCTGGCTGATGTGGCACCGTGCCTGGGCGCACCGGATCGTGCTGGAGCGCCGGCAGGAGATTGCCCCGCGCCTGCTCGACTTCGAGAAGGACGGGGACCTGACCATCGTCGACGATCCGGCCCAGGCTGTGACGGAGTTGGCCGACATCGTCATGCAGGTCGAGCAGGCCGAGCTGCTGGCCGAACAGGGCATTGGTGTCGACGCCGCCGGCATTGGCGAGATCGTCGACGAGCTGACCGGACGCGGCATCGCGCTGGAGCGGATCATCGGCATCAGCCAGGGCTGGAAGCTGAACGGTGCCATAAAGACGGCTGAGCGCCGGCTGGCGTCGAAGACCACGGCGCATGGTGGCCGGCCGATGATGGCGTGGTGCGTCGGCAACGCCCGCATCGTCCAGCAGGGCAACGCCATCTCGATCACCAAGCAGGTCAGCGGCACGGCGAAGATCGACCCGCTGATGAGCAGCTTCAACGCCGTGGCGCTGATGGCGACCAACCCGGCAGCCTGCGGTCCGTCGGTCTATACGACCCGCGGCCTGCTGATCGTGTGAGGCGCCGATGGGCCTGTTCGATTTCTTCCGCGGCGGCCGGGCACAGGGTGGCCAGCGGCCCCGGGCCAACGGCGGACAGGTCTTCACCGGCCTGGACGATCCGGCTCTGCTGGAGTTCCTGCGCACGGGAGCCTTGGCCGGTACCACGGTGTCGGTGGACGAAGCGCTGCGCAACTCGGCCGTCTTCCGCTGTGTCGATCTGGTGTCGAGCAGCATCGGCATGCTGCCGATCTTCCTCATGCGCCGGGAAGCCGGCTCCGTCGTGAAGAACGAGGCCCATCCGCTGTTCGACCTGCTCGCCTATCAGCCGAATAGCTGGCAGACGGCGTTCGAGTTCAAGCAACTCATGCAGACCTGGGTGCTGGTCCATGGCAACGCCTACGCCATCATCGTCAGGACCGGCGCCAAGATCACGCAGTTCATCCCGGTCGACCCCTGCCGGGTCCGGGTGCGGCAGATGCCGGACCTGTCCGTGCGCTATGAGATCACCCGCGACGACGGCTCGATCGGCACTTACGCCGCCCGCGACGTCCTGCATCTGCGCGGCCTGTCGCTGAACGGCCTGACCGGTCTGTCCCGCGTCCAGAAGGCGGCTGAGACCATCTCGCTCGCACTCCAGTCCGGCCGTGCCGCCGAGCGCATCTTCCGCAACGGCATGATGGTCGGCGGCAACCTGAAGCACCCCGGCAAGCTCGGGCCCGAAGGCAAGCAGTTCCTCCGCGAGTCGTTGAACGAGATCCACGCCGGACCGGAGAACGCCGGGAAATGGATCATCACCGAGGAGGGCATGGAGGCGAAGCCCTTCGCCAACACCGCCAAGGACTCCCAGCTGGTCGAAGCCCGCGCCTCGCTGGTGGAGGAGATCGCCCGCGTCTTCGGCGTGCCGCGCCCGCTGATGGGGGTGGATGACACGTCGTGGGGTTCGGGTATCGAGCAGTTGAGCATCCTCTTCGTCCGCTACGGCCTGGCGCCGTGGTTCCAGGCCTGGGAGCAGGCGATCACCCGCTCCTGCATCCCTCTGGCTGATCGCGGGACCCTCTTCCCCGACTTCGACGAGACCGAGCTGCTGCGCGGCACGCTGAAGGATCAGGCCGAATTCTATTCCAGGGCGCTCGGTGCCGGCGGCCAGCGGCCATGGATGGAAGTCAACGAGGTCCGCGAGTCGGTCGGTCTGGGAGCGCACCCCGACGGCGGCGGCCTCATCAGCGCAGGAGAAACCCGCAATGTCGCTCCGTAACCTGCCGGCCGCCCAGGCGTTCGAACGCCCCGAGGGCCTGCATTGGGACCCGCCGTCCGACGCGCTGGAGCGCTGGGCCGCCACCGCGGCGCTGGCGGAGGCTCCCGGCACCATCGGCATCATGGACATCATCGGCACGGACAGCTGGACCGGCGAGGGGGTGACGGCCAAGCGCATCTCCGGCGCGCTGCGCTCCATCGGCTCCAAGCCGGTGACGGTCAGCATCAACAGCCCCGGCGGCGACATGTTCGAGGGGCTGGCGATCTACAACCTGCTGCGCGAGCACCCGGCCGAGGTGACGGTCAAGGTGATGGGGCTGGCCGCTTCGGCGGCTTCCATCATCGCCATGGCCGGCGACCGCATCGAGGTGGGGCTCGGCTCCTTCCTGATGATCCACAACGCCTGGGGCGCGGTGGTCGGCAACCGCCACGACTGGCGGGCCGCCGCCGACGTCTTCGAGCAGTACGACGCCGCCATGGCCGACATCTACGCCGCCCGCACCGGCCAGCCGGTGAAGGAGGTGGCGAAGATGATGGACGCCGAGACCTTCATGCGGGCGTCGGAGGCCGTCGACAAAGGCTTCGCCGACGCCACCTTCAACGACCCCGCTCCTTCTTCCGACGGCGCTTCTGCGCGGGCCGAGCTGTCCGCCCGGCGCCGTCTCGACGCTCTTCTCGCCCAGAACGGCATGCCGCGATCCGAGCGGCGCCGCCTGATGCGTGAAGCCCTCGGTACGCCGGGCGCTGCCGAGTCCCCCGCCACGCTCCGCGCTGGCTTCGATCCCGCCGCAGCCCTGCGGCTTCTCGAAACCATTCGTTCCTGAAAGGACGACCATGAAGATGCAGACCGCCCGCAAGTTCCGCGGGATCGCATCGGTGCGCGCGGACGCGGCCGATGCCAATTCCATCCTTGCCAACCTCCAGCAGGCCTTCGCCACGTTCAAGGCCGAGAACGAAGAGCGCCTGAAGGAAGTCAAGAAGGGTTTCGACGATGTGGTGAAGGCCGAGAAGGTCGAGCGCATCAACACCGCCGTCACCGATCTGCAGTCGGCGCTGGACCAGACCAACGCCCAGCTCGCCGCCCTGAAGCTGAACGGTACCGGCGGCAACGACAACGACCCGGCCCGCGCCGAGCATGCCCAGGCCTTCAACCAGTTCTTCCGCAAGGGCGCCGAGGCCAACCTGCGCGATCTGGAGGTGAAGGCGAAGCTGACCACCCAGTCCGACCCGGATGGCGGCTATGTCGTGCCGACGCAGATGGAGAGCGCTATCGACCGGGTGCTGGGCACCATGTCGACGATGCGCTCCCTCGCCACGGTCCGCCCCATCGGTGCCGCCACCTACAAGAAGCTGGTGAATGTCGGTGGCGCCACCAGCGGATGGGTGGGGGAGAACAGCGGCCGGCCCGAGACGGAGACGCCTCGCCTGATCGGTCTGGAATTCGGCATGAAGGAGCTGTACGCCCAGCCGGGCGCCACCCAGACCATGCTCGACGACAGCGGGATGAACATCGAGCAATGGCTCGCCGACGAGGTGTCGGTCGAGTTCGCCGAGCAGGAGGGCGCCGCCCACATCAGCGGCAACGGCGTCAACGAGCCGCGCGGCCTGCTGTCCTACGACATGGTGGCGGACGCCAGCTATGCCTGGGGCAAGCTTGGCTTCGTCGTCTCCGGTCATGCCTCGGCCTTCGCCGCTTCCAACCCGTCCGACGCCTTCCTGGACCTGATCTATGCGCTGAAGCGCGGCTATCGCCAGAACGCGTCCTGGCTGATGAACGACGCCACGGTTGGCAAGATCCGCAAGTTCAAGGACGGGCAGGGCAACTACCTGTGGCAGCCGTCGGCGCTGGCCGGCGAACCGGCCTCCTTCATGGGCTACCCGGTGGCGGATGACGACAACATGCCAGACGTCGCCGCCAACGCCTTCCCCATCGCCTTCGGCGACTTCAAGCGCGGCTACCTGATCCTGGACCGCATCGGCGTGCGGGTGCTGCGCGACCCCTTCACCAGCAAGCCGAACATCCTGTTCTACACCACCAAGCGCACCGGCGGCGGGGTGCAGAACTTCGAAGCCATGAAGCTGATGAAGATCTCCACCTGATCCCCCGGCGGCCTCCGGGCCGCCGCACCTCTTCCGGGCCTGAAGGAGGGCCATTTCATGCGCGACCTGATGAACAGCATCCATCCCCTGCGGGCGATCAGCCCGCAGGCGGCGGTCACCGACAACACCGCGCTGGTGTCGCAGATCATCGACGTCCGGGGCTACGACAGCCTGACCTTCGTGATCCTGTCGGGCGGTCTGACCGACCCCAACGCCACCTTCTCCGTGCTGGTCGAGCACGGCAGCGACAGCGGTCTGTCGGACGCCGCCGCGGTGGCCGACGACGACCTGCTCGGTACCGAAGCGCTCGCCGGCATGACTTACGCCGACGACAACGAAACCCGGAAGATCGGCTATGTCGGCAGCAAGCGCTACGTGCGCCTGACCGTCACGCCGAGCGGCAACGACAGCGGCAACGTCTTCGTGTCGGCCGTCGCCGTGCTGGGGCATCCGCGGATGTTCCCGACGCCGAACCCGCCGGTCTGAGCATGACGCGCCCGCTCCTCATCGTCGGTTCGGCGGCGTCGCTGTGGGACGACCTCGCCGCGCTGGGCGTCTGGCCCGGCCCGGTGATGGCGGTGAACCGGGCGGGCGCGTTCCACCAGGGCCGGCTCGACCATTGGGTGTCGCTCCATCCCGATCAGCTCGGCGCCTTCATGGCCGAGCGCGTGGCGCGGGGTGGCGACCTGTCGATGACGACGTGGTGCCAGAAGGAGCATGCGGGGGTAAGGGTCGACCGGGTGGAGGCGGCGCTGGATCGCACCGGCTCCTCCGGCCTCTTCGCCGTCCGCATCGCCCTTCAGCGTCTCGGGCACAACCCTGCTGGGCCGCCCTGATCCCACCTGGATGGAGGGCTGACATGACCGTCGTGACCTTGGACGAAGCCAAGGCGCACCTGCGCGTCGATGGCACCGACGATGATGCCGACATCACGTTGAAGCTGGCGGCGGCCGAGGACGATGTCGCGCGCTACCTCGACCGTCCGGTGCCCTGGACCGATGCCGATGGTGTCCCGGTCGCCGTGCCGGCGGCGGTCAAGGCTGCGATCCTGCTGGTGCTGGGCGACCTCTATGCCAACCGCGAGGTGTCGGTGATCGACGCCACCTATGCCGAGAACCCGACGCTCAAGCGCCTGCTGGGCAGCTACCGCCGGATCACCTTCGCATGAAGACCACCGGGGCCGGCGACCTCGACCAACGGATCCGGATCGAGGCCAAGACCCGAGTCGAGGACGAGGGCGGTGGATCGGCCGAGGCCTGGACGCCGGTCGCCACCGTCTGGGCCAAGGTCTGGCCGGTCTCCGGCCGGGAACGCGCCGAGGCCCGGCAGGTCCAGGCTGCCACCCTGATGCGCTTCAAGCTCCGGTACCGGGACGGTCTCGACGCCGGCATGCGGATCGTCTGGCAGGGCAAGGCCCACAACATCCGCTTCATCGCCGATGCCGGCCGGCGGGAAGCCTTCCTGACCATCGACGCCGAAGCGGGAGTCGCCCTCTGATGCCCAGCAAGGTCACTGGCGGACGGTCGCTGCGCGATAAGCTGCGCAAACTGCCGATCGACATCAAGGCGGGGGTGGCCGAGGCTGTCGCACAGAGCGGCGCCGCGATCTTCGCCGACGCCAAGGCCGCAGCTCCCGGTCCGGAACACCCCTACGCCACGGGCGAGCTGAAACGGAAGCTGCGGTTCCAGATCAGCCGCAACGGCCTGCGCGCCCGCGTCGGCTCCTGGGGCAAACGCCGCGCCCGGCACATCCATCTCGTCGAGTTCGGCGCGGCGGCCCACGACATCCCGATGCCCGACGGTGGGGTGATCCACCATCCCGGCGCTCCGGCGCAGCCCTTCCTCTTCCCGGCCTACCGCCGGCATCGCGACTCCAGCGTCAAGCTGATCCGTGCCGCGGTGCGCGATGCCCTGGCCCGGGCCGCCCGTCAGCGGGGTGGAGCATGAGCGCTTCCTCCTGGCCGTTGCAGGTCGCCGTTCTCGCTGCCCTCCAGCCGGCGCTCGCCCCTGTCCCGGTGTTGGATGACGTACCGCAGGGGCAGGCCTTCCCTTATGTCGTCATCGGCGAGGACACCGTCACCGACTGGCCGATGCTGGGCGATGACGAGGCGGAGGAGATCGACCTCACCCTGCATGTCTGGAGTCGCTACGCCGGCCGCAAGGAGGCCAAGCATCTGATGGCCGCGATCAAGACGGCGCTGCACCAGCAGCCGCTCCCGGTCGACGGCCAGCAGCTGGCAACCCTGCGCTTTTCCTTCGAGACCCTCTTCGTCGAGCCGGACGGCCTGACCCGTCACGGCGTCCTCCGCTTCCGCGCGCTCTGCCTGAGCGCCTGATCCCTCACCGGCCCACCGCCGCGTGTCAGCCGCCCCCATGGGCGGCTTTTTTCATGCCTGAAAGGAGCGTCCCATGGCCAAGGCCATTTCCACCGCCAAGATGAAGGTGTTCGTCGACACCAGCGGCACCGAGTGCGACACCATCACCGAGTATGACGCGCTGACCTGGGTGAAGGTCGGCAACCTGCTGGACGTCGGCGAGTTCGGCGCCCAGTACCAGGAAGTCACCTACACCACCATCGACGAGGCCATCGTCCACCGCCTGAAGGGCGCGCTGGACAACGGCACCTTCTCCCTGACCGTCGCCCGCAACCCGGACGATGCCGGTCAGGGCGACGTGCTCGAAGGGCTGGACAGCTACGAGAACGTCAACGTCAAGGTCGAGCTGAACGACAAGCCGGCCGGTGTCGGCGCCAAGCCCACCCGCTTCTGCTATCCGGCGAAGATCTTCTCCTACAAGAACCAGTTCGGTGACGCCAATCAGGTGGTGAAGGCGGTCATCAACGTCGGCATCGACGGCTTCATCATCGAGGGTGCCCGCGGCACCTGACCCGGTCTCTCGCGCGAGAGCGGGCGGGCGCTGCTGTCGGGGCGGCGCCCGCCCTTCTTCCCGACACCCCGGCATTTCCCCTCTTTTGAAAGGTCCCGACCATGTCCAAGCTGACCGCCAGCAACGTCACCATCACGCTCGACGGCGAAAAGGTGATCCTGAAGCCGACCCCGCGCGCCGCCCTGGCGATCTCCAACCAGTTCGAGGGTTTGCAGGGCGCCGTGCCCCGTCTCGCCAGCCAGGACATCGCCGCCGCCTCCTTCGTCATCGCCGCCGGGGCCGGCATCCGCGGCGAGGCGGCCAAGGGGCTGAACGACAGGATCTTTACCGCCGGCATCAGCGATCTGGCGCCCTCGCTGATCGAGTTCATCGTCATCCTGATGAACGGCGGCAAGCGGCCGGACAGCCTGCTCGCCAACGACGAGTCCGGGGACGATGAGGGAAACGGCGAGGACTGAGCCTCGACGCCTATCTGGAGCAGCTGTTCCGCTACGCCACGGGCTGGCTCGGCTGGGTACCGGATGTCTTTTGGGACACTCCGATCCCGGAGATCGAGCTGGCCCTGGACGGCAAGGTCGACTTCCTGAAGAAGACCAACCCCTGGGGGGCTGCCGCGGAGGAGGAAGCCCCTCCCGCCGCCTCCGAGGAAGAAGCCGCCGACCGGCTCCTCGCCATCCTCCGGAGCAGTCCCCGCTACCGGAAACCGACGAGCTGAGATCCTCCCGACAGGCGCCCGGCCCCGCCGTGGCGCCTTTCCTTTGTCCGGACCCCGCCCATGGCTGATCTCGAAGGCCTTTCCGTCTCGCTGACCGCGGACACCGGCGGGCTCGACCGCGGTATGCGGTCGGCCGAGCAGTCGGTGTCCCGTGCCGAACGCTCGGTCACCGGCTCGTTGAGCCGGATGGATCGGGCGATGGAGCAGGTCAACCGTTCCACCGCGGCGATTGCCCAGCGCTTCGGCCAGTTCGCCGCCATCCTCGGCGTCGGCACGCTGGGCGCCATGACGGCGAAGGCGCTCGACTATGCCGAGGCCTGGACGCAGATCGGCAACCGCCTGCGGTTGGTGGCGAGCGATGCCGGGCAGTTGAAGGAAACCCAGGACCGGCTGTTCACCGCCGCCCAGAAGGCCGGTGTCGGCCTGTCGTCGGTGGTCGACGTCTATGCCCGCGCCTCCCAGGCGGCCGGCGAGCTGGGCGCCAGCCAGGAACAGCTGACCCGCTTTTCCGGCGGCGTCGCCCAGGCGCTCGCCGTCTCCGGCACCAGTGCCGAGGCGGCGGCCGGCGCCATGCAGCAGCTCGGCCAGCTGCTCGGCTCGGCCCGCGTCCAGGCCGAGGAATACAACTCGGTTCTGGACGGTGCCCCGCGCATCGCCAAGGCGGTCGCCGACGGGTTGACCGAGGCCGGCGGTTCGGTCTCGCGCCTGAAGCAGCTCATCAACGACGGCAAGGTCAGCAACAAGCAGTTCTTCGAGGCCTTCCTCGGCCAGATCCCCAAGATCCAGGCGGAGTTCGAGACCGCGGTGCCCACCGTCGGCCGGTCGCTGGCGACGCTGAACAACGCCATGACCAAGATGGTGGGCGAGGCCAACGAGGCGACCGGCGCCACCGCGGCACTCGCCCGCGGCATCACCGCGCTGGCCGACAACCTCGACACCGTCGCCGCGTACGGGGGCAAGGCGGCCCTCGCCCTGGCCGCCATCGCCACCGTGCGGATGGTGCCCGCCGGCATGGCCGGCCTGACCCGCGCCATCGACGATCAGAAGGTCGCGCTCTACGCCAAGGCGGCGGCGACGCTCGAAGCCGCCAAAGCGGAACAGCTGGCTGCCGTCCAGGCGCTGATCATGACGCAGCGAACCCAGGCCGCCGCCGCCGCGACCGTGGCATCGGCGGAGGCGGAGTTCGCGGCCCGCTCCGCTGTGGCCGGCACGGCTGCATCCAACCTCGCCGCTGCTGAAGCCTCGCTGTTGCAGGCCAAGGCCAAGACCTCGCTGACCACCAACGTCTATGTGCTCAACCGCGCCCTGGCCGCGGAGCGCGATGCCGAGGCCGCCGTGATCATGGCCCGCGAGGCGTCGATTGCCGCCGACACGGCGAAGGCGGCCTCGCTCGCCCGGCTGCGCAACGCGCAGCTCGCCGCCGCCGCGTCGGGGGAGGCGGTGGCGGCTGCTGACGCCCACCTCACCGCCGCCGCGACCGGTGCGCAGGCGGCATCCGCGGCATTGGCGCAACGGGCCTCGCTGCTGTCGGCGGCCTGGGGTGGGATCAGGGCGGCCGGCACCGGTCTGCTGGCGATGGTGGGTGGCCCCTGGGGTGCGGCCTTCCTGGCGGCCGGGGCTGCGGTCTACTACCTCGCCACCCGGACGTCTGACGCCGACAAGGCGCAGGAAGCCTACAACCGCACCCTGGCCGAAGGTCGCCGCCGCATCGATGAGCTGACCGGCGCGTCGCACGAACGGGCCAACCAGCTGCGGGAGGAGCAGCGCAACGAACTGAGTGCCGCCCAGGCCGCCGCAGACGCCGCCGCGAAGAAGGTCGCGACTCTTCAGGCACTCATCGCGGAACAGCGCGCCTCGGCCGATCCGTCCGAGGCGGGCGGCACCGCCGGCATGTTCTCCACCCTGTTCGGCAGCGGCGATGCCGGGCTGCGGAAGCTGGAGGCCCAGCTCGCCGCCGCCCGCAAGGAGGTTGCCGCCACCGCGGCTGTGCTCGACGGCCTGATGTCGATCGGCCAGAAGACCGGCGATGCGGTCGGGCTGGAACTGGCGAGCAAGCTGTCCCGCGGCACCAGCGCCTTCATGCAGTTGAGCACCGCCACCGGCGATGCGCTGAAGCAGGCGGGTTTGACGATTTAGTCCGGCCGGCTGATGACCAACGAGCAGGCGCAGACCGAGAAGGCGGTGCAGGCGCTGAGCCAAGCGCTCCAGGCCGGCGCCGGCTTCCTGCGCGGGTTCGGCACCAGTGCCGATCAGGTCACCCGCGTCATGGACGCCCTGAAGCTGAAGATCGACCCGGTCGCGTCGGCCATCGCCGACATGAACCGGGAGATCGGCCAGCTCGGCGCCGCGGAAGGGGCTGCCCGCTCGGCGCTGAATGTCCTGCAGCAGATCAACCAGCAGCGGGAGAAGGAGGGCAAGGCCCCGCTGACCACGGTCAGCCCGGAATACCTGACCCTGCTGGGCAAGGCGCAGGAGGTGGAGACCAAGCGGGTGGAGTCCGCCACCGCCGCCCGCGCCAAGGTGCTCGACCTCGAAAAGCAGATCACCGCGGCGCAGGCCGCCGGCAACACGACCTTGGCGGCCAAGTTGGAGCGGCAGAAGTCGGTCACGGAAATGGTCGCCCGCGGTGTAGACCCGGCGGTCGCGGCGGCCAATGCGCAGCAAGCCTATGACCTTGCCATCGCCGGAGCCGGGGCCGCCGCCGGGCAGGCCGCCAAGGAAATCCTGCTGGCGGCCGATGCCCAGATGGTCATGGCCCAGGCGGCGGGCCTGGGCGAGGCGGCGACGCGGCAGGCGACCTATGCCACCAAGCTGGCGCAGGAAGCGGCCAAGGGCAACGGCAACGTCCTGGCGGTGCAGGCCGCCAACCGTCGGGAAGAGGCGGCGGCCATCGTGCAGATCCGCAACGAGACGGTCAGGTCGCTGGAACTGGAGACGGCGAACACCAACGCCCTGACCACGGCGATGGCGGCTGGCGGGGCTGCCGTCCGGGTGGCGCAGGAGCAGGAATACAAGCTCGCCCTGATCCGCAAGCTCGGCACCGACGCCACCGTCGCCGGCACCGAAGCCCAGCAGGCGCTGAACGCTGCGATGGACGCCTACCGGAAGAACCGGGCGGCCAACGACAACAACCGGCTCCAGCAGGAACGCCAGAGCGCCAACGACAACCTCGTTCTCGCCCAGCGGGAACTGGAGCTGATGGGGCAGGCGGAGCCGGTGCGCGAGCGCGCCTTGACCACCCTGCGCAACCAGCAGGAGGCCGCCCGCAAGGTGGCGGAGCTGGGCGAGGACGGCGCGCGGCAGTGGCTGGCGTGGCAGGAACAGATCGCCGACAAGCGGGCGATGATCGACTATCTGAAGTCGGTCCAGCAGACCGCCAAGGAAATCTCTAGCGACATCTCGGAAGCGCTGTACGACCGGCTGATGGACCCCGGCAAGGCCACCAGCGTGGTCGACGTCTTCAAGTCCATCTTCAAGCGCATAGCCATTGCCGCCCTGGAAACCAACATCGTCCTGCCCATCGTCACCCAGGTTGTTGGGAGCGCACCGGGTCTGTTCGGCATCCAGGCGCCTGCCGGCGCGGCGGGCACCGCCACCAACAGCCTGACCAGCAGCCTGACCAATACGGCACTGTCGCAGGGCGGCAGTTGGGCGATGGACAAGCTGGGCATCACGGGCGGCATGTCCGGCTTGATGAACACCCCGCTGTGGACGGGGTCGTCGGGCATCGCCCCCGGCTTCGTTGATGTCGTCGGTTCAGAGGCCATCACCAACACCGCATCCATGACCGGCGGTGGCGCGACGCTGGGTGGGGTCCTGGGGGCGGCCGGCGCCGGGTCCTTGGGCGGCATGCTCGGGGGGCTGGCCGGCACCGCCACCAACAGCAAAGTGGTGGGCGGTGGCGTCGGTGCTGTGGCCGGCGCTGGGGCGGGATATCTCTCCACCCTCATTGGCCTGTCGTCTCTCGGCGGCCCGGCCGGCGCCGCGATCGGTGCTGTCGTCGGCCTGATCATGGGGCTGGTCGGCACCCAGAAGGCGACGGTCGGTCCCACCGCATCGGCGGACATCACGATCAACGCCGGGGGCAAGAGCGCCACGGCGGGCAACTTCCAGGTCGACAACGACGGGAAGATCGAAGACGCCCAGAAGCTGGGCACCGCCTTCAGCACGATCTTCACCGCGGCGGCGGCCGGTGGCGGAACGCTGAAGCAGGATTTCGGCATCGGCCAGACCGCGGCCAAGGGACTCTATGTCAGTGGCAGTGTGCCTTACCGGGAGTTCGGCAAGGGCGACGACGCCCTGGGCAACCTGCTGCGCTACACCCTGCTGGAACAGGGCGGGCTGTCCAATGCCGGGGCCGCGGTCACCAAGGCGATCCGGAACACCAAGGCGACCAGCTACGAGGATGCCGCCAAGGACATCGCGCTGGGGTCCGGCATCGACGCCGGCACCACCGCCCTGGCTGCGCTCGACAAATCGCTGAACAGCTTCACCAGGGCGGCCAAGGATGCGACCACGGAGTCGCTGAAGCCGATGCTGGACGAGCTGGAGCGGGCGAAGGGGCTGGACCTGAGCGGCGAGTATGTGAAGCTCGCCACCGATCAGCTCAACGCCTACCTCGACCAACTGCGCAACCCGCCGGACTACACCCAGACCGAACAGGACATGGCGGCGCTGACCGGTCAGTTCGCCGCGATCCGCGAGGCCTATCAGCAGCTCAACCCGGCCCTGGCCGCCACCGTCGACCAGATCGAGGCGGAGACGCGGGCGCGCATCAAGGCGAGCGTGCAGGACGACGCCAACCGCCAGCTCAACAGCGCGTTGGGCCGCGACTATCTCAACTTCATCAACGATCTGGTGAAGACGCGCGACACCAATGCCCGCAACCTGACGGCGGTCGGCTTGTCTACCCAGCGCGCGACCGAGATCTTCGACGCCTCGCTGAAGAGCCTGCTGGGTGGGCTGGATGCATCGCAACTCGACATCATCGCGGCCAGCTTCACCGGCAGCATCCACGACCTGGCAGTCGGGATGCGCGACGCGGCAGCGGCGACCGAGGGGGCGACGAAGGCCGCGGAGCGGGCGGCTTATCAGGCTGACCTGAACAGCCGGATGTACGCCGCGCTCGGCAACGACCGCGGTGCCGGGCTGATCGCGCTGGACCAGCAGCAGGCGGTGGAACTCGCCCAGGCCAGGGCTGCCGGCTACGACACCACCCAGCTGCGCATGGTGCAGGCGGCGGAACGTTCAGCCAAAGCCTTCCAGCTTGCCCAGGCCGATGTGCTGGCCGCCTACGATGTCCAGATCACCGCGCAGCAGGCCCTGGTCGAAAGCCTCCAGGCCGGGGCCGAGGCGGTGAAGCAGTTCCGGCAGGCTTACGATGCGCTCGCCGTCAACGACAACAGCCCGCTGAATGCCCGCGACCGGCTGGCCGAAGCCCGCCGCCAGTTCGAGACGGCGTATGCCACCGCCAAGGACGCCTCCGCCAGCGAGGCGGAGAAGACGGCGGCCCTCGCCACCCTTCAGCAGCTCGGACCGACACTGGTCCAGTTGGCGAAGGGCTTCTACGGTTCGACCGACACCCGCGATTACGACCGGGTGCGGCAGGTCTTCGCCGAGTTCGCCGGCCTCCAGTCGGACGGCGTCGACACCGCGCAGCAGCAGCTCGACACCGCGAACGCCACGCTGAAGGAGCTTCAGCGCCAGCGAGCCGATGCGGCCAGCCTGGGCCAGAAACAGTACGGCGCGCTGACCGGGCTCAAGGATGTGATGGATCAGAGCTACGCCGTGTGGCTGGCGGCGCTCGGCCCGCTGAAGGCGCTGACCGGCACCAACGACAACCGACCGCACTACAGCGCGCCGGCGGCGGTGCAGTCGGCCTGGGACGGCCTGTCGGCCGAGCAGCAGCACGGCATCGCCCGCGCGATGGGCTGGGGCGGGGACATCGATGAAGCCTTCAACATCTGGCTGGCCACTTCGACCCAGCGCGCCACCACCTTCGGCGCCGACGTCACCGCCATCGCCGGCGGTGCCCGTTATGGCGCACCGGATGAGGTCGGCCGGGCCTGGGAGGCGCTGACCCAGGCCCAGCAGCTCGCAGCGGTCCGCGCCGCTGGCTACGACGGCGGGATCGACAGCGGGCTGAACGCCTGGGTGAAGCTGGGGCATCAGGCGGCCTTCGAGGCGGCGGTGCGGGCGCAGGCGCATCTGGCCGGTATTCCCGGCTATGCGGTCGGCACGCCTTCCGCCCTGCCGGGCTTGGCCTGGGTGGGCGAGCGTGGACCGGAGCTGGTGCAGATGGCCGGCGGCGAGCGGGTCTATCCGCACGAAGCCAGCATGGCGATGGCCCGGCGCTTCCAGGCGGCGAACGACCGCTGGGGCGGCAACGTCACCGCCCTGCGCGCTCCCGGCATCCCGCCCATCGTCATCAACACCGCCGGGTTGGAACAGCGGCTCGACCGGGCGGTCGCGGTGCTGGAACGCATCCTGGGTGCCATCGAGGACGGCGACGACGAGACGGTATCGGCCATCTCCGGTCTTGCCAGACGGCTCGACCGCTCCGCCGCGCCGGTCGGTCAGCGCCGCGCCGTGAACGGGTGATCCCATGCCCTACCTGATGCGTGTCGAGCCCTACGACGCCAGCCTGGGTGCCGTGCGGCCCCTCTTCTTCTCCGACATCGGCTTCACCAGCGAACCGGGCGACGCGCCGTCCAACACGTACTTCGTGCGCCGGATCGAGACGCCGTTGCAGGTCCGCCGCTCCCTGTTCGATGGCTCCGCGGTGGGAGGCTTCTCCGAGACCAGCTTCGGGTCCGCCACCCTGGCGAACGACGACGGTGGGCTGGACTGGCTGGCCGATCTGGACTGGGACGGCCGGCTGGTGGAGATTCTGTACACGCCGAAGGAGCGGCCGGCGCTGTCCGACTTCGCCGTGCTGTTCAGCGGGGCGGCCGAACAGCTGGTGCCGGGCGACCTGATCGAAATCCAGCTTCGCGACCTGGTGGTGCTGCTGGATGTTCCGGCCTCGCGCGGGCAGTTCGGTGGAACCGGCGGGATCGACGGCACTGCCGAGCTGAAGGGCCGCTACAAGCCTTGGCTGATCGGCCGGCGGCGGCAGATCGAACCGGTGCTGATCGACGCCGCCAACAACGTCTACATGGTGGACCCTGCCGGCTTCAGCTCCCTGCTGGCGACCCGCGACAAGGGTGTCGCCTACCCGGCTGCGGTGGGGGATTACGCGTCCTATGACGCCCTGGTGGCGGCCTCGCTGACCGGCACCGACGTCGCGACATCCAAGGCGGCCGGGCTGATCCGTCTGGGGCAGGCTCCCGCCGGCCGCTTCACCATCGACGCGGAGGGGGTGAAGGTCTCCGGCGGCTGGATTTACCGCTTCGCCGATCTGGTGCGGCACCTCGTCACCAGCATGACGACGGTGACCGGGGCCAGCCTGCTGGACGCCTCCTTCACCACCTTCAACACGCTCCAACCAGCGGTGTTGGGCTACTGGTGCGACGGCTCCAGCGTGCCGAAGGTCCGGGATGTGATCGACCAGATCGCCGACTCGGTCGGGGCCTACTGGGGCTTCGGCGAGGATCGGCTGCTGTCGCTCGGACGCTACGACGGTCCGGCCGCGACTGCCGACTTCGCCTTCGGTGAACGGGACATCATCGACCTGACGCCGCGGTCCGTCGACCGCCGGATGAAGTCGCTGAAGCTGGGCTACCGCCCCTTCGGCGTGACCTTCACCGCGTCCGATCTGGATCAGGTCAACGTCACGGCGGCCGATGTCGAAGCCTTCCAGACCGAATACCGCTGGACGGCGGTAGCAGCCGATGCTGCCGCTGCCGCCGCCTCGCTGCTGGCAACCGAGGACGAGGGCAAGACCCTGTTCGACGTGGAAGCCGACGCCATTGCCGAGCGCAACCGCCGGCTGGCGCTCCATGCCGCCAAGCGCAAGGCCTTCGACGTCACCGTGCCGCTGACCACTGGTCTGACGGTCGGGCACACGGTGGCGCTGACCGATCCCCGATATGGGCTGGCGGCCGGCTGGAACGGCCTTGTGCTCGAACTCGAACGGGATGCCGACGAGGAAACCATGAAGCTGACGGTGCTGGGATGAAGCCTCTGCATGTGCTGTGGAAGAAGCCGACCGATGCCGGGGCCTATACGGGCGGGTCGTGGATCGACAGCGGCGGGCTGGCCCTGGACAACCTGACCAGCCAGGACGTCATGGAGCTGGCCCGCTCAACCGACACGGACGAGTCGTCGACGTGGTGGCGGATCGACCTTGGCCGGCTGACACCGTTGTCGATGTTCGCGCTGCTGAACCACAACGGCAGCACGGCGGCTCGCCGCCGGCACGTCGTCACCAACAGCCCGACTGACAGCGATGTGCCGGTCTATGACACCGGCTGGCAGCGGATGCGGACCCCAACGGAGGTTTGGGGCGCCCAGCCTTTCGGGGCCTTCCCCTTCGACGGCATCGACACCGCTGCCTATCCGGGCGGTCTGGTCGACCTGCACGTCGCGCCGTCGACCGTCTATGGCCGCTACCTCTTCACCTACCTGTCCGACATCAACAACCCGGCCGGCTATCTCCAACTGGGGCGCTTCATGGCTGGCGAGGTGTGGACGCAGTCGATGGCCTTTGGCGTCAAGGTACGGACAGCAGACCCGAGCGAAGCCCGGCGGACCCGGGGCGGCCGGCGGCTGGTGCGCCGTCTGCCGCGCTATCGCGAGCTGTCGATCAGCTTCGAGCACATAACCGAGCGGGACGCCATGGCGACCGCCTTCGAGATCGACCGGCAGCTTGGGAAGAGCGGCGATTTCCTGCTGATCTACGACCCTGACGACGCTCCCGCCATCCGTTTCCGCCGCACCGTCTACGCCGCCCTGACCGACACCAGCGGCATTACTACCACCACCGCCACCATTCCCCGCCGTTACAGCTGGGGTATCACCGCCGAGGAGTTGATCTGATGGCGACGTTCAACGGTACCGACTGGACCTTCGCCGACTTCTCGGGGGAGGATGGATACAAATATGCCGAGAACTGGGATCAGTTCTGGGATGACGTCATCGCCGAAATGGATGACCGCCGTACTGAACTGGGCGCGTCGAAGCTGGACGTTGCCGGCGACGGCTCGGCGGTGACGGTGATGCCGACGGGCGGAACGACTGCACAATCGCTGGCGGCTCTGTTCGGCCGCGTCGTGTATCTGGAGGCTATGGGTGCCGTCGGCAACGGCATTGCCAACGACCGGCCGGCATTCGCCGCGGCCCTCGCCCGCATCCAGGCCATGGGCGGTGGACGCATCGTCGGTAAACACGGCGCTACCTACCGGCTCGATTACACCTCCGGTGCCCTCACGACGCTCGCCACGCTGACCGATTGCCGGGGCGTCCACTTCGACATGCCGGGCTCGACGATCCAGGTGGACCGCACCTTCACCGGGTCCGAGTATTTCGACCTGATCCGGCTCGCTGGCTGCTACTTCGTCGACATCGACATTGGCCACATCATTGGGGCCGTCCAGCCGCGCACGGAGCAGTACCAGCGCGGATGGCGCAGCTTCTACCTGTACGGCACTGCAACATCTGGTGGGTGCCAGCATGTGCGCTCCCGGTTCAAGCAGACCGGCGGCATCAACACCCTATTCATCTGGCGCGATCCGACCGACCCGGCGAGCTACAACAGCCGCTACATCGACGTGGACATCGAAGCCATCGGTGTCGGTTACGGCCTCAATCTCGCCTCTGCCGGTTCCAACGTCACCGGCCGGGTACGCTGTGACGGCTGCTGGCGGTCGTTCATCGCCTACGGCGTCGAAGACATCGACCTCGACATCTCCGACAAGAACCACACATCGCACTCGTGCAAGATGGGGGCGAACACCACGCCGGCCATCCTGCGCAACGTGCGGATCAACTATCTGTCTGAAGACAGGACGGTGGACGAGGCCGGCGGCTTCTGTGTCGATTTCGAGTTGCGTTCCGACACCCCGATCCTGCTGGAGAACATTGACGTCACGATCACCTGCAAGGACGCCGGCTACGCCCAGCGGGGCGGCTTCTTTGGCTTGCGCAAGACGCTGGCGGACGGGACCGTTGATACGACAGCGCGCGGGCACATCGTCCGGAACGTCAAGGTGCGTGGCATCATCGACGGGGTACAGGATGTTGCGGCCTGGAGCTGGGCGCCCAACGTGGTGGAGGTGTGCAAAGGCTGGGGCACGGGCGACTATGTCGACAACATCGAGGTCGGCCCCTTCGTCGTGACGGGCAACACCGGGTCCGTCATCTACGTCGACGCCGCGACCATCCGTTCCGGCCTGCACCTCCACGACATCCGCACGGTGGGCAGCGTCACCGTGGCGGGCACTCTGCCGCCGATGTCGCAGGTGGCTCGCGTCACCGACAAGAACGGCACCATCGGCTGGCAGGCCGCCGCTCCTGCGCTGTTGCCGGATGGCTCCGCATCCGCCCCCGCGGTTGCCTTCTCAGCCGACACCAACACCGGTCTTTACCGGTTGGGCTCCGACAAGCTGGGCCTCGCGACCGGCGGGGCCGTTCGGACGGTGATCGACAGCGCGGGCGCGTTGATCCAGGGGCATACGACCGGGCTGTCCATCGGTGCCGGTGGCGGCCAGTCGCCGCAGGTCCAGACCCACGGGACCGGCTTCAACACCGGCATCGGCTCCTGCCGCTGGGACGCCGCCAGCGTCTTCGGCGCCCAGCTGACCCTCGCGCACAGCCGCGGTGCCATCGGGACGCATGGCGCCCTGGTGAACGGCGACGAATGCGGTTGTATCTGGTTTACCGCCAGCGATGGCACGACCTTCATGCCTGCCGCTGATATCCGAGGCTGGATCGACGGCACACCATCGGCCGGCTACATGCCGGGCATGCTGGTCTTTGGCACCACTGCCACCGGCGGCGGATCGCCGGTTGAGCGGCTGCGGATCAGCGGCGACGGCACGATGACCCACCGCAACAACGGCACCACCATCGTGAACGCAAGCAGCCATCTGTGCCTGCGTGCCTACACCTTCGCAACGCTGCCGAGCGCATCGCCCGCGCAGCAGAACATCGCCATCTCCGACCGCGGCAACCGGCCGGCATGGTCGACCGGCAGTGCCTGGATTTGGGCTGACGGCACCACCGTTTCCTGAGGAGCATCAACATGCAGACCCAAAAGTACCCCTATGAATTTCTGGTGCGCTGGGACCAGACCGGACAGCTGTCCGGCGCGCACGTCCAACATCGCTACGTCATCCTTGACGATGACGGTACCAAGATCGGCGAGACCCTTGGGCCGGCCGAACCGCTGACGCTGGACACCGCCGCCGGCTTCCCGCTGAGCGCCATGCTGACCCAGGTGCAGATCGACGCCCTCACGGCAAAGGCCGCCGCCGACGCCGAACGGGATGCGGCCATGGTCGCGCGCGACGCCGCCCTGGCACGCGTAGCCCAGCTGGAGGCGCAGATCAGCGAAATGCCTCTCGCTGAATAGCCGCGACAACACTCCAACTCCTGACTGATCCGGCGCCCGCGAGGCGCCTTTTTCATGCCTGGAAGGAAGACGCGGGCGACCTTCGCAAGATCGGTCGCTCGATAACCTTATAATAAATGAGGGGGTCATTTTATACAGCAGACGGGCGGTTCCAGGTCTTGAGTGCACGGTAGGGGCTGTCTTTGTGAACAAGAATAAGATCCACTTGCCATAGCCCGCTGTCTGCGGGGCGATACAAGAAGTCGACCACGTCGTATGGGATGAAATCAAATGGTTCGAAAAAATTGATAATCTTTGAAAATCTCGGATTTTCATCCAGGAGTGTGGCCTCTACCACAAAAACCGACTCTTTTGTTATGAGAGATGTCGCCCCTTTCAAAACTTCAATCTCCGCGCCGTCAACATCAACTTTCACCAAATACGGGCCTTTGAAGTTCGAGTTTGAGCGGATGTCGTTGAGGGATATGCCGTTTACTGTTCGGTACACCTCTCCCTCTTCATGTGGGTTATCTCCAATCGTCGAGTAAAGACGGTTCTTCGATATCCACAGATTTATTGGGCCGCTTTGAGCAGTAACCGCAGCCATATGGTATTCGGCGCTTTTGAGCTTTGCGCACAAGGACTGAAGAGCATGCTCGCATTCAGCAACAGGCTCAAACATCACATGATGTGCGTGAGGGAAAACATTAATGAGCGGTGGTGTTCCGAACTGTGCTCCAACGTCAAAGACAGTGGCGGGATTGAACCCCCCGTTCTGAAGGATCGCTAATGCCATGTGCTTCGACATTCTGGTAAATACTGATTGGCCATTTACAAGAGCAAAAAGGGCGGTAGCAATTGGATCTCCAGGAAAAGATTTTAGATATTTCTTGTACTCTTGTTGAGCATCTCCTAAGTTTCCCGATATATGCGTTGCGACAATTTTTAGCAATGCCTCGGCGGTCATGAGCGATCCCTCAAGAGAATGATCTTATAGGGACAACTACCGTACTTTCCAGCCGCGCGGTAGTGCCCCGTAGCCCTGCGACAACACTCCACCTGCCCGGCCGCCGCGAGCGGCCTTTTTCATGCGCGGAGGATCTGAACCATGGTGACGCTCACCACCGAAACCATCATCGACACCATCCTCCGCCGGGAGGGATGGCCACGCTACACCGACCGGTCCAGCGACCGCGGCGGCCCGACGAAGGGCGGCATCACGCTGGAGACGCTGACCAGCTGGAGGAAGCGCCCGGTCATAGCGGCCGATGTCGCCGCCCTGGACGAGGCCGAGGTGCGGGCGATCTACCGCGTCCGCTACATCGAGGAGCCGGGCTTCGCCAGCATCACCGACGACGTCCTGCGCGCCCTGGTGATCGACAGCGGCGTGAACCACGGAACCGGGCGCGCGTCCACATGGCTCCAGGACGCTGTCAACGACGTTGCCGGTCGGCCGCTGCTGAAGGTGGACGGCGCTGTCGGCCCTAAGACGCTGGCGGCGGTCAACGGCGCCGATGCGGCCGAGTTGTGGCGCTCCGTCTTCGCAAGCCGCATGCGGTTCTATGGTCAGATCATCACCGGAGACGCCCGCAAGCGCGGACGGACCGAAGACGACGCGCTAAATGCTGCCGGGTGGCTCAACCGGCTGGCCGAGTTCATAGAGGTGTGACCACCGGGTAGGACGCCACCCCCTCTGTATTCCGTACCCGCTGCCAGGGCAGGATCGGCGAGCCGGTTGCGGTATTTGCCCGGTCGTCCGGCGGTCATGGGCTGCGACGTGAACGTGCTGAGCAAATGCTCCCCCGCCACTAAACGGCCGAACCGCTTCGCAGAAACGCATCCTACCACCACAAACCGCCTGCTCCATTTTCAATTCCGGATCACAAAAAATCCGCAAAATCAATGCATAAAATCATAAATTTTCATTTTTTTGGGCTTATTCTCCTTCTTATCGTTTTCAACTGGGAGGTAAGGCAATGAACGCCGTGAAAGCTGGTCATTTCTCTTTCAACAATGTCGCCTCTAACAATACTTCTCTGGAAATCATTAGCCCGTCTGCCAATATTGCTGGTGCGATCGTTCGTACAGCAGTCTTGAATTTGTACGGCGCGGGGGTGGTCTATCTTATCACCGGCACCTCAGCACCCGGTGCCATCGGAACTGGCACGTCAGTTCTCTCCAGCCACTACGCGCCGCAGGCTTCGGGAATGGTCATTCCCTATTCGATTGAGCTTCCGCCCGGTAAGGGGCTGTGGCTGCGCCCCGAAGGTACGCCGGCAGGTGGCGGTATCCATGTGACCTACGATCTCTACTCCGCTTAACCCCTTGCGCCACCTGACCTCTGGTCCGGATCGCTCCGGCCTGGGGCTCCCTTTCACGGCCCGCCCTTCCCGGCGGGCCTTTTCTTTGCCAGAAGGAGGGGCAACTAACATGGCCGTAGCTATCCCGCTCATCACCGCGTTAACCCCCCTCATCTCCGACCTGATCGACCGTATTCCCGATCCGGACGCCAAGGCTAAGGCGGCAGCCGAAGCCAACGCCAAGTTGGTGGGCATGCTCCAGGCTGGCGACGCGGCGCAGCTCCAGGTGAACGCCGCAGAGGCGACCAACCCGTCCGTTTTCGTCTCGGGCTGGCGGCCGGCTGTCGGCTGGGTCTGCGTCCTGGGCCTGCTGGTCCAGACCGTCGGCTATCCGCTGATGGGGTGGGGCCTGTCCATCTGGTCACCCGGCACGCCCATGCCGCAGATCGACACCGACACGCTGATGGGCCTGCTGGTGCCGATGCTGGGGTTGGCTGGATACCGAACCTTCGAGAAGGTCAAGGGGGTGGCGCGTTGACACGGCAAAGGGCGTCTCGATGCGGGACGGCCTGTCGCCACATCCGCCACAAGGCTCGCCACAACATCCGCCACAGGCCCATGCGGGCGCGTTCGGGCGGGCTAGGATTTCTGCGGGTTAGAGCAGACACAGCAAAACAGGCGTAAAAGCCCGAGTGGCTTCGCCTGCACCAACCAACCCGCTGATCTTAAAGGAGGGAAGATGGTGCCCAGGGACGGAGTCGAACCGCCGACACGGGGATTTTCAGTTGCAAACAGCGTAGCTTAAGCTGTTGATTCTGAATGATTACGCTGCGTTATGTGCTAGCATTGTGCTAATGCTACCGCCTTAGGTATATTATCCTTCTTTGGGTTGGTTGCTCTATGACGGGTCCTGAACCTTGCCAAAAATTAGCGAGTTATCTCGAAGATTTGGATGGGAGAGCTAACTAGCAGAAAAATGAAAACTCATTTAGCTCTAGTATTTTCAAAAATTCGTTTTATGAACTCTGCAGATCCAGGGCCTTTAAGTAGCTGATCTGGCATACCAATTGTATTGGTAGCATCCTTATTCAGAACAGACATTTTTACCATACCATCTTTTGGATCAACGGTGACAATAATGCGCTTTATTTTAGAGTCTGGAGTATTTTTTATGAGAAGTGCAGTTTCTCTGGGGGTTTTTGGTTTTTTCATTGCGCCTTCCTTCCATTTATAACGTTGTGCGCCCATTTCTCAACATACTCTTGACTTCCTTGTCGACCGCTTTTAGTCTTCTTTAGATATCGTGTCGGATTATTTGTCATGGATGAACCGTCTATCGTTTTGACTTCAATAATTAACACTGGCTTTGTTGGATCGTCGGACACCCATACTTGATCAGGGCCGGTTATGCCGTCTGCTTTTGATGGCACAAGCCGGTATCCCGGAAAGGCCTTTTGAATAGCGACCGCAGCCACGTGTTCTCCGAGCTCTCCCTTTTCGTGGGGCTGATTTGGGGAGCGCACTTGAGGGGTATCAAGTGGATTGGTTTCCACTACCTGCGTGATATCATCATCCGCCAAGACACACCTGTAGTGAAACGGGGTTAGGTACGCGAGCGGTGATTTTACCCTTCTAGCTCCGCCATGCATAGCTGTGAGTTGCAGTGCGACAATTCGTCGAGACTTATTACTAATGAGTGGGGTTCTGCGCCCCACAACGATTCGCTTCCCTTCTTAAGCGACACACTTAGGCATTGCGTAGATCTGGTTCAGGGTTGAGGCCAATCAACGCAGCACAATGCTAGAGGAGAGCTCAGAAATACCTAATGATCGCCTGACAGCATGATCGTCAGCACTCGCACGGTCAAGCTGGGATCGGCGGCATCGGAGGACAGGTAGGTCATGGTAGGGTCGTAGTAGTCGATCTTCCACATGATCCGCGTTTCCCGCACCATCATCGTCGCACAGTCATGTTCGCCATGCGGATCGTTATCCACCGTGAAGGCGTTGAAGGTGCGAACCCCTGCCAGGATGAGACTGACGTGCAGGGGATCGAGCGCCGTGATGCCAGCAGTGATGACCACCCGGCCACCCTCGAAGGTGCGGCGCAGATGGTCGTTGAGGCGTGCGATTTCCGCCGCACGCCCCATCGCCTTGTCGGTCATTGCACGGTCTTTCCGGCTTTGGCCGTCATCGGCTTCTTCAGCACCCGCTGACGGCTCGCGACCGCGCCGGCAATCACCTTGTCGAGTTCCCCTGCTGTGACAGCCTGACCGACCTGTTCCAGCACCGGCACCAGACGATCCATCGTGCCCACGGTGATGACCGACTTGCCGGGCCTAAGTTCGAGCGGCTGGTTGCCATAGTGGATCTGGAGGTGAAATGTTCCAGCCTCGTCCTTCCACCACCAGGGGCGGAACCGCACCGGCACGTCGCGACGTTCCTTCGTGCCATCGACCTCCACCCACCGGCCGACACGGCGGATGAACACCTCGCCTTTGATCGTCGCCGTCGCGGCCTCGATCTGAAGCGCAAGTGCGTCGAGCAGCTTGCGACGGGCAATCCCTTCTGGGCTGGCTTCGCGCTGCTTGGCGATGTTCGTGAGGGTCAAGCTTTCCAGAATGCTCATTAGCGTTCTCCATACGTTCGACTTTCGTATGGTAACGCCCCGGTAGCACCACTCAATGCCAGAGGTTGAGTCCCCTTCATTAAATTTCTCGACGCTGACATCATCTAAAGTGAAGGGCTGTTCGTTGTACGAGATAAATACACCTGCTACTCGTGTAGTAGCTTGCATGTCCAACGAGGAGATAAAATATGGACAAGACGTATATCGACGATATCCAACGCATCGATGCTGATCTACCAATCCAAACCCAGCCAGGAACCAAGCCATTGCCTGAGGAAGACATGAAGAACCTTAAGACTCGCGTTCGCCTCATCCAACATCGATGTGCCGCCGACATTGAATTAGCACGCCAAGCGCGCCAGAAGCGCAACCAGTGCGACTGATCGTCAAGGCTGCTACTGCGCAAGCACGGAGGCGGAACGCACTGTGCGGCGACGTGGCAAGCGGCAAAGACTACGCTGGTCAATGTCGATCCACACGGCGTCTGCACAATCCCGTAGGCGGGCAGCTATCGCTGAATACGGGTTGCGTTCCGCCAACGTGGCAGAGAGCCGCTCCAACCGAAGCGCAAGGCTCGTCAGCACCTGTATGCTAGGGGTGCGACCAGTAGCAAGAAGATTGCTGTAATAGCGACTGCTGGAGCCGAGCCATACACGGCTAAATTCAACCTGGGATGAGCAAAAGCAATTAGACAAAAGGAAATTGTATATATCGCCCAACATTTCTCACCTTTATGTAATTTTACGTCGAGCACCGCTCTGCGCGGCGCATAAATACTTATCGAAAAGCACATACCTGGATTGTATGGCGGTGTAGTGTCCGCTGCGGGCAAAGATCCCTTCGGGGAGTAGAAGCATTTTAAAACAAACCCGCGAAGGCCGAGTGGAGTGTAGGCCAGCCCACCAGGAGGGCACCGCAAAGTAACCCCTGTAATGGCACCAACCTATCCAGGGCGGTCGGCGGTATAAGGTGGCTGGTAACGGCCCCGCAAGTAGGACACGGCTGAACAAACCCATAGGCATTCGGAAATGCGTCAGGGAGGCAGCTAGAAAAAGACGGTGGCTCTGTGACGAGACCACAACCACCACCTATACGACGGTCACCTTCCGGGTCGGCGTATGGCACCGAAACTGGCGCGAGCCAGGGAATGAGAGGATGGCAGGAAATCGGGTTTCCGCCTGCTGTAAACACCTCGACGGAAGGGGCGATGACGGCTTTATACGCAGAACGAACAATTCCCCCCTGTGATACCCGCAAGCACACATGTGCTTCACTTCAAGTGAACGGCTATCACAGGGGGGAATGTGCTCTGTCCAGCATTGACGCAGGACGAGAGATTAGAAGACACCACGTTTGGTGGTTTGCCGGACGAGTTTACGAGGCCGAGAAACCACTAAACGGTCGCGAATGCGTGAGCGTTCGCGCATACATCAACAATGATATGGGGATATATACAATGCGACTACACGAGATCATGAGGATTACGAAAGAGGAATGGAACCAGCATCTTGCAGAGCTTGGGCTTGCTGATGCAACGGCCGATGCGGCGAGCCGGCAGGCCGATCAATTGGTTAAACGCGGCAAGCTGGCAAAAAAGCGCGCATCTGTGATGAAAGCCCGCCAGCAGCTTGCCGCTAAGCAACGCGATCTCGCGGCCGCAAGCCGCAACTCATAAGTCTACAGCACGGGTTCCTTCGCTACAGACGGCCTGTTGGATCATATGGTGAACGATATTCTTTTAAAAAGACAGGTGACCGCCAAGCCGCTTGGCGGTCACCATCCATCATGATGGAGCAGAGCCATAACTCGACGGAATCAACTCAGCTCGAACGGTCCCTCGCTCCACTTCGCCGCTGCGAACTTATTAAGCTCGAGCCCTACCCTGCCCGGGTCCTCGACCATCACGTAATGCCATCGCCCATGCAGCCCAAGACGGTTAACAGCTTCTGTCCATCTTGCGGCGGCCTTCGCTTTAGCATCCGCATCGTCAGTCACTTGGCCTTTGATTTCGACGATAACGTTCTCATTGCGGTCGGTGACTACGATGAAGTCCGGGATGTATTTGGACATTATTCCACGATGCCGATAAGGAATAAAGAAGCCAAGGCGATCATTCTTGACCCATTTACTTACACCCGGGTGACTGTCCAAAAGGAAGCCTGCACTCTGCTCCCATTTGCGCGTGTCGGCGACCATCGCATTTAGATGGCACCGCATAACCGGATATATCGGCTTGGTTGTATGGAATTCGACGTGGAGCGTACTGCCGCGACCGGCCGCCCCCTGCGGAATGATAGCGACTTCTCCCTCTCCTGTGGTTGCGCCCTTCTTGATAGCTTCATGCAAAGACCCTATGGCCGCCTGCATGTACTCTCCCACGAGCAGAACGTCACATGGACGACTTCCACCTTTACAATCAACTTTCTCCGCTAAGAAGCGTTTCGCTGCAAACGCAACCTTTGGAAACAGCTGGTGAACAGGAACAGCTTCCGCACCATTGTCGGATTGCCAGCGAGCGCAGACCTCGCGGGCGAGCCGAAACGCCACCTGCTGTTCACGGAAGCGTGACCTCCACTCCTTAAGGGACAACACCGGTCGCTCGCCCGGGCCAAAGACCGCAAGAGTGCCATCGGGCGTTGTAAGTGGTGTGAGCTCGACGACCTGGGGAATCTTCATTGGGTCTATTGTGACCTTGGAGACCTTGCTCCAGTCCACAAATACTTCAAACTTGCCCGACTGATGATAGCCCGAGACGATGGGGAAAGTGATCTCGTACTCGGCTTTCTCAAGAACCGAATAGATGTGGCTGGGATCTCGCTGGGGCGGCTGCGGCCCAACAGGTTTTACCTTGAAAGGAATGAGTTCGAATGGTACGCCGAAGACCTTCGCGGTTTCTTCGGCGAACATCTGAGTTTCCCCGTCGAGGGCATAGCTTTTTCGCCGTAGAGCTCGACCGACGACCTGCTCGCAGAGCAGCTGGGAGCCGAATGGCCGCAACCCTACAATGTGAGTAACGGTGTTTGCGTCCCAGCCCTCGGCCAGCATCGCAACCGAAACAATGCAGCGGATGTCGCGACCGGGTGGGATGCGCTCGTCAATCCACTTCAGCGAGCCATCGTTGTCGTCGCTGGCAACCTTATCGTTATGCTTCCTAACGAGTTCGGACCAGTCATCAGGAACCTTGCCACCCGGCCACTCTGCTTTTCCGACAGTGTCTAAGATGAACCTCAGCCGTTTGTTCTCGTCCTTCGATCCGCCCGCCTCAATGTCTTCTATGACTTTAGAGTCAATCCGGACCGTGACTTCCTGGCCGGGAGCGTTCTGGAACCACGGGGGTGAAACGCCGTAAGTGTCATTCCCATTTGCAAGCCAGTGGTGGACCTCCTTGGCAACCGACGTGTCTCGGCAGACCACGATAAAAACCGGTGGGACGGGATGTTTCTGCTGCTGCTTCGAATGTTGTTCCCATTCGACGAACCGTTCGTGCCACTCTTGGGCTAGCAGGTTGATCGGAGCAGAAGCATAGTTCATTACGATCTCAGGCGTTATATTCGCGCCGAGGCCGTCCTCTTTGGCTTTGGCTTGAACCCATCGCCAGATATTAAAGTAGGCGGCTTCCTCGGCACCGGAAACATCGCGCGTCGGCAACTGTGGGATCTTCACCAAGCCAGACTCGATCGCGTCGAGCAACCCGAAATCCGATACAATCCAGGGGAAGGGTTTCCCGACCTCGTTGCCAGAACCTTGGATATAGAAGGGTGTTGCCGACAGATCGACGCAGAGTTTTATCCCTTTCCGCCGACTGCCACCCGCTAGCTTGTTGATCCGATCCAGTCCTTCGATCCAAATCGTCGCCTCACGAGCGTTCTTGTTTGCAAGATCCTTGTCTTCTTCGAGGTTTTCTTCGGTCGTCGCATCCCCACGGCGATACGCGTGATGAGCCTCGTCGTTGAAGATTAGCCAATGCGGACTCCGGCCCTTGCCGTTGCCGAGTTCCCTTCGGATGCGCTTGAGCCAAGCTTGGTCGGATTCGTAGAACTTGATTTCAGCGCTCTCATTCACTTTCCCGGCATTCTTGATAACCTCGACCGGCTCTCCCGTCTTGACAACCTTTGCGCTGTCGCCATTGACCGTGTTCGCCTCCTTCTTTGCCAATCGATGCCAGTTCGCGATCATAACCTCGCCACGGCGAAGCTCCTCCATTCGGTGCGGCGGCACGAGCTGGCGGGTGCGATAAAGGCTCAGGTCGCCCAAAGCGGGGTCAAGTTCCTGCAACCGCTCGCGAATTGTCACGTTCGGGCAGACGATCAGAACCGTGTCCGAAAAGCGGTCGTCACGCGGGGCCGCGACTCGGTTCAGAATCGACCACGCCGTCAGCATGCCCATAACGGTCGTCTTGCCGCTGCCGGTCGCCATCTTGCAGGCGTAGCGCAGAAAGGCGCGAACACCGGTGGCCTTGGCCTCCAGCCCAGGCTCGTCCTTCGGTACCTCGGGCAGGCCCTTGTGGTAGATGTCCTGCGCCTCGACGAGGAAGATGATCGTCTCGGCCGCCTCAAGCTGGGCGAAAAACAGGCGCTGCATGCGCTGATCGCTGCGCCAGAGGTCCAATAGCTCTCGAGTTACTTGTGATGCACCGTCATAGGGTACACCACCACTATGTGCGCCTGCGCGCCAATCCTTGACGCGGCTCCGGATTGTGTTGACGATCTCAAGTTCAACCTCTTCGCCTGTCTGGCTTTCAAAGAGCTCCGCCTGATTGCGGTTCCCCCGTCCTCGACTGGCATGTTCCGGCACGCGGTAGAAATAACTCGCGCGGCGGCGTCCCTCGGCTTTGTAGGGTGGTTTTGCTTTTTCGATCTTCCAGTGAACTTGTGGCTCTTGGAACGGCGAGTTGATGATCGGCGACTCGACCTCAGCAGCGGTCAGCGGCAGTTCTTGGTTGTTGGCTGCGGGCATCAGACAGCATCCTCTTGGGCTCGGGTCGCCATCAGCTCATTGCCGCGCTCGTCGATGACCTTCACGGCGATACGCTTCTTGTCACCTAGCGCGAAGGGCTCGCTGATCGTTCCGGCCAGATGGCCCCAGACGCTGTTCTCGAACTGGCCTGCCAGCGATTTCTGGAGATTGTCCCAGGCACTGGTCTTGGGGAAAAACACTTGGCTTGCATAGAACGCCAAGCCGTTGTGGTTAGTGTCGAGCATCCAGCAGGGTAGATTCTCGGCCTCAATGGCATCGGTTTTCATCGTGTCAGGGCGGAAGATGTCGAGCCCACGCAGCACCACACGGTAAAGCAGTGTTCCATCGTCTTTCGCACCAACCTTTTCCAGCCGCACATCGGGCAGGCCGGTGATCGAGAAAATTTCACTGCTCTTCGTCGTCTTCAGCAAGTCCGACATGACGACATCCGGCGTTACCGAAATGTAGTGCGTTTCAGGGCGCCGAAGCTTTGGGCAGAGCGCGTGCGCGTTCGCTTGTATAGCGAAACCGAAAATAAAGAGACTCCGAAAGTTGCTGTTACCGGCCTCTTCATGTGCATCCCGTACAAAGTTCTCGCTAATGGCACCATCCTCAGGGCCAAAAGCAATAGCGATAGTCTTTTCGTTGCCGTCCTTCGCCACAGCCTCGGCATGCAGGTATTCGCGGTCAGCGAGTGGGCGAACGTTGTCGAGTTGTAGAGTCATGTTGCCGGGCAGGTTAAGCGATTTACTCTGGCGAAGTACCTCGATCATGCGGTCGAGGTAGGCGCGTGGACTTGAGATTTGCAACTGGGCTGATCCGCCTTCGGCAGCGCTCTCCATGCTCATGGCGGCCTGAATCGTGGCCTCGACTGTGAATGTTCCACAGACGCGAGTGATCGCCTTGTTGACTTCAGGGCGATCCACCAAAGTAACAGTAGACGGATCCTCATTATTAGCAATAGACTTAAGCGTTATCTTTGGAATGAGGCCGCCGACTTCTTCACCTTTCCGATTTTTCTTTCTCTCGTAGACAAATCCACCTGAGGGGCCATTCTTCGGGTCTTTAAGTCGAAACCAAGGATATGCCATCGTAAGCAGCCGCTGACGAGCAAGCGCAACAGGAATACGCGAAGTATCCACCGCAATCCATCGCCGCCCCCACAGTTCCGAGGCAACTGCTGTAGTCCCTGATCCGCAGGTAATGTCTAGTACCAAATCACCGGGGTCAGTGGTCATCTGAATACAACGCTCAACAACCGGAGGATTGGTCTGCACAACGTATAGCTTTTTCCCCGCGAATCCACTGGTTCCGGTATCAGTCCAAACATTGGATACGGGAAAATAGTTAAAATCCGCGAGGTAGCGTTTATAACGCAGGGTGTTTCCAAGCGCCATGATCCGATTTGCGGCAGCAAGCCTTCTCATGCCCTCCGGTGTCGTTTTCCAGTGTGAATTCGCCGGAACCTTGAATTCGCGCCCATTCCATTCAAACGGTTCTGTGTTGCCTGATGCGCCCTGCGCTGCAAGGTCTCCGTGCGTTAGGATCTTGTACCCTTCAGGTATAAGTGACGGATCAGCTTTCTCCTCTGAGGTCATCGACCTCAGAACAGTCCCATCCTCAGATTCCACATAGCTGTACTGGGTAGCTCCTTCTTCTCCAGCAGCTTTTTGAAGGTAAATTGGATTGTACGCTACCTGACTCTTATCCTTTGCGTACCAGAGAAGATAGTCAGAAACTTTGGAAATTAGATTTGAACTGAATCCGCTAGTTTTACGAAATGAAATAATCGCACAAAAGTTGTTCTCTCCAAATACTTCGTCCATCAGTTCTCGGACATGGTGAATGTTATCATCAGAGATTTGTACAAATATAGACCCTGACTCACTTAGAAGGTTCTTTGAAACGAACAGACGGTCCCTAATGTAGGATAGATAAGAGTGCAGACCAAGCTCCCAGGTGTCCCGATAAGCTTTAACCATTTCGGGCTCGCGAATCATATATTCGTCTTTCCCGTGATTCTCTGTCACCTTCCGATCTCTAACGAAAGGCTGGAAATTTGAGCCAAATTTCACGCCATAGGGTGGATCGAAATAGATCATCTGCACCTGACTGCCTAGCCCCTCATATTCGAGAAGCGAGTTCATCACCTGAAGCGAGTCTCCAAGGATCAAGCGGTTGGTCCAGGGGCCCTTATACTTATAGGCATCAAGCCTGTCGGCGATGTCGAGGTCCAGGTCTCCGAACATGTCCAACGTTTGTCCACGAGCTTTGTGCGACTTCAGCGTCTCAAGGATCGCCTGCGTCGAATGTCGCTCGTGCACGAACAGTGGCAGTGTCGGTACACTTATTTGCTGTCGCTCAGCCTTGCCCGCCCAGTTCAGGAAGGGCTGCGTCAAGCTGCGCAGCCGCGCAGCGCATTGCGAGAGCGAAGTAAACCGCTCCTCCGTTCCCTTCCAGACCTGCGGTTCGGCAAAGACCGCAGCCTCACCTTTTTCGGCGGCCTCCGCCACCAAGTTCAGAAGCCACTCGGTGAAGGCCCGACCGGCGTTCTCGTCCCAGGACAGCTCGGGCGCAAGACTGGAGTCGTACCGGTAGGTGCGCGGCGGTTTGCGGTGTGAGAACTGAGCCTCGACACCGGCATCAGGACGGAGCACCGCTTGATCCGCGTGCGCATAGGCGGCAGCACCATTACCGGATGGCATAGTCGGCGCTGATTTGGGCTTCGGATTATGTGAAGTCTCGGCTGACGTGCTCGCCGCCGTCATATGACCATTGAGTCGATAGACGGAACCTCCACGGCCTCGCCCCTTCGCCAGAAGCCCCTCTTGGACAAGCTCTTCTCTGACGGCCTGATACTCGTCCTCGCTGACATGCGCAAGGCGCTGACGCAACGCCGTGAAAAGCGCCTGATTGCCCATGCGCTCACCATTCGACGGGACCAATTCCAAAATTAGCGTCTTTAAAGCATCCGACATGTCGAGCAAGTCCCTTCCATTCCCGGCGCAGTACGCCGATCGCCACGCTGCGTCTCAGTGTCGGGCGCGGCGCCGAGCCGGCCCCAACTTTAGAGGTACACTCCTCCGTTCGAGTGCGCGAGTTTCAACTAGGGCAAGCGCAACCGCAAGCACGATTTGCTTACGTGACTTTGCTACCGGCAGTCTGATGGCCTGTCTTCCAGGCACAGTTAAAAACCACCTTGTCCAGCTACGTTATGAAGGGATAACGGTGGATGGGCTGGGATAGTAATTGAGATACATTCCCAGCCCGTCGGGACCGTGGTGTAGCAGTTCGGTACAACCTGAATGAATACCGTCGAGCTGGGAAGATGGGCACTCGTCGCGAATCACAATGATGTGCGAAGAGCCGAAACCCAAACACCATAAAATGCTGCTTTTATGATGTTTTCGCTGAGAGCCGCGCCATTCCTCGGGTTCGTTCATGACTTGAGCGCAGCCTATTCGGAAAACATAATGTCTTGTGTGGATTGACGACGCACAGTGAGGTTTCCGATGAAGCAGGCGCGGGTGTTGACGGAGCAGGAGCAGAAGCGGCTGTTGGCCGTGATCGCGCAAGGCCGACACGCCGCCCGCAACCGGATGGCCGTCACGTTGTCCTATCTTGCGGGTCTGCGGGTCGGAGAGATCGCGGCACTGACCTGGGGTGACCTGCTGGAGAGCAACGGCGCGGTGCGCGATCAGATCAGACTGAGCGCCGAAATCACCAAGGGCGGTCACTCCCGTGTGGTGTTTGTGAATGACCGGCTCCGTAAGGAGATCGAACGGTACCTCGGCACTCTGGGCGGCTCGGTGAAAGCCGAAAGGCCCCTCCTGGTCACCCAGAAGCGGACGGCGTTCAGCGCCAATACCCTGTGTCAACTGATGGGGCAGCTTTATGCGCAGGCCGGCCTCGACGGGGCGACCTCCCATAGTGGTCGCCGGTGGTTCATAACCAAGCTGGCGCACAGCGGCGTCAGCCCAAAGGTGATCATGACCTTGGCCGGGCACAAGCACCTGACCACCACCCAACGCTACATCGAGGTCAACGACGAACTGATGCGAGCGGCGGTCGAGATATTGTAGAAAGGAGGCGTCTTTTAAAAAGACTTCCTCGTGAACCAGATCAGTGGTCATCGTTGACATCGGCACTTCCAGCTAGAAACTTCAGGGTCTTCTTGTGCTTCTGTAAGATCGCCATGGGCTGATCGCTCTCGAACACGGCGTGGATTGCCTTGACTGCTTTCCGAACGTCATGTGGAACGAAGCGGGGCAATTTCTCGTCGTAATCGATGAGCCGATTGGCGTCGGCGATGCCCCGCAGTGTCGCGTAGACGTTGTGATGAGCCAGCAGCACCCGCCCAGCTTCGTCCCAGGTGCGCCCCACCCCCGTCGGCACGCCGAACAAATCGCCCTGGGTCAGACGCTCACCCAAGGGGCTCCGGAAAGGAAAGCGGATGGCCGGGTCAAGGGTGCTGGTGTGCTCGAACAGAAAGGTGTCGAGATTGAACTTGCCGTCATAGCTCAAGCCGATGGTCGCCTGCCGCCGTTGCGCCGCCGAGACGAAAGCGGTCGCACAATCGAAGGTCAGTTCCAGATTTGCCAGCCCCTTCGCCCGCAGTGCCCGCTTCAACGCCGTCAGCACCACGGCCATCGTCGGTTGCTGGACGCCGAGAAAGTGAAGCCATGCCGACCTTCCCGTGAGGTCGCCGTTGTCCAGCATGATGATGATACGGCGGCAGACTTCGTAAAGATCGAATTTCAGAGGCCCACCCCAGGCCCAACCTTCCAAGGGGAAAGCCCGCACCGCCCGATACCAATTGTCCGCCTCGTCGCCGTTGCGGCCCTGGAGAATATTGAGCAGACGCAGGTCACTACTTTTGCGGTTGTCGGCAGCCCACGTAACGTTCTTGACGGTTTGATCGCGGCATTGCTCGAACGAGGTGAAGCCGGATTTCGGCTCAGAGATCGCCGCCGTCGGCACGTCAAGGACGATTCCCACGTCACAGTGCTGCTCTTGCCAACGCAGCACGTCGCGGCACAGCACGGCGTCTATCGTGCCGAGCAATCCCTTGATCGCCTGGAATCCACCGCTATCGCCAATTACGACGGCGTTGCGGGGGCGTCCCAGCTTCTTAATCATACAGGCTCGCCCCGTCCGATTGCCGGGCAGGCCATAGCTTGCCAGAGCGTACTTCAGTATGAACAAGGGGTTAGGGGCGAGAAAGTTCAAGTCTTCGGACTTCAGACCGGCTGGACAGCGCGTGGCAGCGATGCCGGCGGGCAAAGCGGCTTCGGCAAACCAGTCCTGAACGGCCGGAGTAAACGTTGCGTATTCTGTTTGTTCGCTGGTGAGATTGATCATTGGTCGCACTCTTGCGCTGGGGCCGGTCACCCGGCCCCAGGCGGTCGTTTATAGGGTATGGACGGAATGGGAGTTACAGCGTATCCGCTGCGTCCGCGTCAGGATCGCACCGTACCGGCTCGAATGCCTTCAGGTGGCGGTTTGACCGCTCCCTACCACGCAGCAGCGGCACGCCAAGACGGTAGCGGGCAGCATCCGTCTGAAACTCGACAAGCAACAGCCCTTCGGGGTCGATGCTGTACACAAACTGACCGTCACTGGTGGCAATCGAAGTGAGCGCCTTCGACACGGCAAACCAGTCTTCGGGATGAATGCTGACAACCAGCGACTTTGCCGCCCGCTCCACGATGGTCGGCTGGTCACCCTTCGCATTCCCGCCGGACAGGGTCAGCTTGCCCCCTTCAACGGTCAGGGTGATTCGGTCCAACTTCTTTTGGCGGCGAAGCTTGGGGTTGGTGGAGGTTGCAAGGTCTGCAAGGCTCCCCTCCGTCAGCCGACCGATCACCATGGGCTTGAACACCGAGTCGCTGAGGTCAAGCTCATTCGGTTGAAATTCAACACCTTCTTGACGGGCGGCGAGCAGAGGCAGCTTGATGGCGCTGCGCTCCTCCTCCTTTGCTGCGTCGGTCGATACAGTGATCCGATAACGAAGCTGCTTTAGCTTTTCTGTTCGCATGTCGGCCACTTCCGATGAAAAGACCAGCGCCCGTGACGGCTCCAGCAAATTGGCGGCTATTGCATCCAATTCATGAGTGCGAAACCACAAATCCTCGTCCGGCAGCCCATCCAGGAAGTTGTCGACCGGGGTCGCTTCCAGGATGACGTGCCCCGTAGGACGGAGGAATTGCGTAATGCGAATACGACCATCCCGTCGCAACCACCATGCCCGCGAGGCCGGGCGACGGGGACTATCCTCATACTCCGGATCGTCGAAACCCTCCCTGACGTTGACCGGCATGTCGGTCGGATAAACCTTTATAGCGAGTGCAAGACGCGACAACTCGCTCAACAGCGCAACGCGCGGCTCCGGCTTTGCCGTCTCTGCCAATAGAGCCAGGATGCGGTCCTGAGAGATGGGAAGCTGGCCAACCACACGGCGCTCGCCACCTTCATCGAGGATCAGCCCCACATCCGGCATGGCACCGCCAAAGGGTTCCGTAACGCGACGGAGGATGACGTTCTTAACCCCTGTTGCATCAAGTTCGATCAGGCCAGATTGATTCGGCGCTTCGCCAGCGTCATCGGCGTTGCGGGCCAACTCACCCAGCCCGGTAATGCCGTGGAGCTTCACCAGAGACACAAGGTTCTGCACGGTGACGGCGTTATAGGAGAGGACGAGGCCCTGCGCTTCCTTCTCCCGCACCAGCAGGTCAAGGCCTTTGATGGCTGCTGCATTGCGCTCAATCTCGTTGCGCCGCTGCTTCTTGAGGGTGGCATCGGAAGTGTTGAGGTCAAGACGAAGATAAGCGATGACGGCGTTGGCGCTGGGCCACTTGCTCGCGGTCGAGAGCAGTTCCAGATCGGCGACCATGTCCTTGAAGGCGGCCATCCGCTCGTCGTCGGTGTCACCTTCCATGCGGAAGCCCAAATACATGACGGCCAACTGTACCATCACCGCGTGGTGGCCACGCTCTTCCACCTGCTGACGGATAGCTGTAATGTCACCTACAGATGTGTGCCAACGCTTACGGTCAGCGGAGGACGGATGAGCCGGAAGCGTAGGGATAGCTGCGGTGATTTCGCTGTCCAGCTGCTCAGCTTGGCCATTGTCGGTCGTGACAGTGAGCCCATTACCTTCAAAGATGCTGGCTGCCACTGCGATATCGGCAGTAGGATCGCGATCCGCCTCCCCGTCGTGGGAAGCATCAGCAACAGTATAAGCCGGGACATTCGGGATTTCGGTAGTCATAAGGCACGCTCCTTGCGTCGCACTAGAAATAGTGCGTTGAATTCGCCGGTCAGATTGATCTGAGCCGTCAAACGAACCATTCGTTTGGAGCGTTCAGGTGGAATCGAACCACCCCGAAGAACCATCAACGCTAGCGAATTGGGCAAGGAAGCCCGAACTCGAATGTGATCTGCTGGGATTGACCAGCGCGACCACTTTCAAACACTACCATGGACAAGATTGAAAGCAAGGAGTAATTTGAGAGTGGTCCAACTTTTTATTGTTAATAAATGATTAACGCCAGTCTTTTCAAAAGACTGGCGCAATCTGCTCCTTGCCACAGGCTATCTTTTTGCATCCAAACTGTCAGCAGGAGCTGCGACCTTGAGGGTATACTGCATAGGTCGGACAGCCTTACACTGATCATGCCATCAACCCAGTGGAGGCGGTTGATATGGTTGTGTGTTAGAGCGCTGCAAGCTTCAATGTGGACAGTAGGTCCATCATCTTATTACGGTCTTCTTCGGCTCTTCCATCAACGGTATAGCCAACACTCCAAACTCCGGAGCTACTATCCGCGACAATCTTTATGGACAACGTTGTGCCATTTCCGAACTGATCCTTTGGGTACCACAGCATCTTTGCTGTGATTTTGCCCCCAGTTTTTCCAGAAGGAGCTGCATATTTTACTATCCACTCTTGGTCTGCCCAACAGATAGTGCGGTAGCCACGATCATCGGTAGTTGAGCGAGCGTCGAACCAAAGCTTAAAGACGTGCTTGTAGAATGGCTCGCCCTTTTCAGTCAAGGTGGTGAACAAAGCACGTTTCGCCATGGTGAGATCCTTCTCAACTGAACCGACCTATGCGCAATATTGAGCGCCAAACTTGTACCGCAGCGCACTCTAGGTTCAACTGCGCAGTGCGAGCAGCAGTATCGCTGAACGCAAATAGTGCGCTTTAGCCGCAGTTTAGAAGCGTGTTGGTTAGCGCGATGCGCATACTTCATCAGACTGTAACCAAAAGCTTCCACTCGGGTCGCAGGTGATCCTTCATCAGTTCCAGCTTCACGTCGGCGTAGAAGCGATGGATCATGTCGCTGCTCGTGCCGGTGTTGCGGGCCAGGATGAAGATGTCCACGCCAGCAATGAGCTGCTGGCTGATGTAGAAGTGGCGGAACGAATAGGACGTGCGACGGACACCGCGATGGTCGGTCAGCAGGTTGCATGCCTTCAGCAGTTCGGCGAGGCTCTTCTTCACGCTGTCGAGCCGATTCCCGGCCGTCGTGGCGAAGACCGGCTCAGCGTCGAGCGGATCGCGCTTCATGGCTCGAACCCAGAGCATCCACAAAGTGTCGAACCAAAGCAGGGCGGCTTCCTGGGGAACGAAGGTGCGAGCCTTACCCTTGCCACGGACCCGAAGACGGATGTCGCGGTCACGGAGCGGCTTGTTGCGCCCTTCCCGGTAGCCCAGCACATCCCCCCAGTTCATCCCCTTCAATTCCGTCGGCCGGCAGCCGGTGAATGCGGCGATCATCATGTAGGCGTGCAGGATAGCCCGGTCCCGTCGAACGTGCTCATTGAGCTTCGGATCGCTCATACGGGCCATCGAGGTTTCGACCAGCCGGCCAAACTCATCGGCGCTGAAGCTGGGACGGGGCACGTCCGGTGCTTTCACCACCTCGACCTCGGGGATAGCCGCCTGCTTGATGTAGCCCTGCTTGGCAGCGAATCGGAGAAGCGTGCGGAGGAGCACCGCCTCGTTACGCTGGCGGGAGAGGGTAGGGGGATCGCGCTTGGTAATAGGGCGGCGGATTTGGCGGCCAGCGCGCTCGTAGGTGATGAACGCGACATCCCGGCCCGGTCCTTTGCTCCAGTAATCCTTGCGCCACTCCACATAGGCGTCGATGTCGCGGTCGGTGATGCTGTCCATCGCCCGGTCGCCGAAATAGCCCACCATGTAGCGCCGGATGATGCCGGGGAACTTCTCCCCCTGTTCCTTCTTACGCTCGCCGCGCTCGACCTCACGTTCGATCTTGGCGATGAACTCCTCGGCCATATCGCCGAAGGTCTTCACCGTGGCGTTCAGACCGTTCTCGGTGCGGTAGAGGGCTTCATAGTAGACCTTGCGCGCCCGCTGATTCGCCTCGGCTTCGTCCGTGGTGTCGAGCGACTTCCTTATCTGGCCCTGGCCGCGGATCGAGAACCGAACCCACCACTTGCTGCTGCCGGTGCGCTGGAAAAGCTGGAACGGCTCTGGCAT